TCACCCACCATACTCCCTTACATCAATATAAAAATACTGCTTACCTAGTGAGGTTGTTGACATTTGTCCCGCCACTATCATGGAATGAGGAATAATACGGTTACCTCGCCCACAAAGAATTACTCTAATCGTTTTTCCTCCCATCGAATCCATCATACCAATCTGCCCTATTGTTGTGATTAATACCGCACAAGGAAAACCGACATCCACGCCATTCCAATTATTTCCTGTGAGTACAAAGTTATTTCCCTCTAATAAATTAAGCGGTCTTTGGCTTCAAGCGTGTGTAATAACATCTTTATGATAAATTTGAATTCCCCATTTTTGAGGATGAAGTGAAATATGATAAGAATACTTCACAAATACATAGAGCTTATATTCTGCTGAATTACCTTGAATAGTATCAATTAAATTCACACACCACGCATTGTTCTCAGAAATCACTTCAGATAATCCACATTTTTAATTGTACTGTTTTGGGGAATAGTTTTGGTGGGGGTTTGGGGAAGAATTTTATAGTACAAAAAACAAACGGGAACTAATAAGCTCCCGTTAACTATTTATCAAATCAACAATTACATATGTTTGATAATCGCGTCACCAAACTCGCTACATTTCAGCAATTTAGCGCCGTCCATTAGACGTTCGAAATCATAAGTAACGGTCTTCGCTTCAATCGCGCCTTCCATACCTTTAATGATTAAGTCAGCGGCTTCTGTCCAACCCATATGGCGTAGCATTATATAAATCAGCCATTATTAACTATTTGTTTATTAAGGCATATTTACTCTTAATAGACTTAAAAGACAGTGATTATGCATTTTTATAACTAGTTGATTACCATAATGCTTTTATTGGTTTTGATAACCACTAATTAGGGCTGTAAACATGACTTAGTGAGTATTCGAAACATTAGCTAGGAAAATGGGAATAAGTTCTGAATTAAGAATATGGTACAAAATCACAAAAGACCTGGTGTTTCCCAAAAGCATTATGATAGATATGATTACTTACGAGAAAAGCGAGAAATACTTAATACATGGTTTGATAAAATTTCATCACCTAAAGATCTGTAGTATTCTATACTGTTCATTAGAATCTAGGCAATAAAAAGCATTATATTGAAGCTAATAATTATTCACTCTAAATAATTATTAGAAAATCATAATCTATATTTTTGAGATATTTATCATAACGATGTATTCGCATATATTATATAGTTAAAATATATAAATTAGAATTAATCACCCCATTAATTTATTAATTAAAAGTATTGGAATAAACCCCACCTATATCTATAGCCCATTTGCACAACATAATATTAAAATAAACTCACAATAAAAAACATTAATATTTTATATATTCACATCCCTCGTTAAGAATTAACATCTTATTCCGTTATAAAAAAATATTATTTATTGTTACCATTCTTAAATGATATAATCGATAACAGTAATTATAACTCATAGTACAATAAAGGTAATTTATGAAAACATATTTCATTAACATCATATTATCATATATGATAATTAGTAATTGTTATGCCAATAATAACTATATCGAAAGGTGCATAAGTGATGCCATTTATACGAATGAGATGTGTAATTGCTTATATGAAGAACAATTAAAAGATATAAAAAAAGAAGATTTATTATACACAAAAGAATACATAAGAGGATCGGATGAAGCTAATAAATACATGAATAGTTTATTTAAAGCTGTTCAAGAATGTAAGATAAAGGTAAGCAACGTACTGGTAAGTAAAAAATAAAATCAATTATACTTTTAATTTAAAAACTTGCAAAACACAATATTAACAATTACTATATATCATTAATATCTTTAACTGAATTATTATTAAAATTTAAAAGAAGCAAAAACATGAAATATTCTTTATTATTACTAACATCACTATTCTCCATTGGATGTCAAGAACGGGTTATTTATTCAGAACTATCCCCGAGCGAAAAAATTCAGTACCAAAATATACATAATAGAAATGCAAACACATTGAAAAAGTGTCATAGAATTTCAAATAAATCAGAACGTATCGATTGTTTTTTCGATAGTAATGATGAAGATTTTGATAGAATTTATTGATAATAAAGAAACCCCATTTCAAGAATGGGGAAGGTAATATATTAATGATATTTATATATAATATATGAATATTTTCACTATAAAAGTGTAAATAAAATAAACAATAATGAAACCCAAAATTCATTTCATTATAATATATCTAACATAACAGCCTTCCATTCTCACCCAGCCCAAATTGAGACTTCATCTCCTCTTCTTTTTGTCTGCGTTCCTCTTCCACTTTCAGCACTTCTTCCATCTCATGCTCGATACTGTTGTGAATAAATACCCGCCACTCATTCGTAAGCAACGGGTACTCGTTTTTATTTCATTCTTGAAAAATTTTAATTACCAGTTATCACTGGTAATCAAATGCAATGAAATAAGTATATTTATCCGGTTCAATTTTGTGAGTTACATGTTTTTGAATAGTATTAATCCATTCTTTTTTCAGTTCAAACTCACCATTATTGATAATATTCTCATTTTTAGGGCTAATTGTTTCCTCAATAAGGAAATCGTCATCACCGAGATCTTTAGAATATTCCTCACCAGAAAAGTCCTTTGTTTTCTTATTGAACCAATAAATTCTTAATTTCAATCCCATAATGTTATCTCTAGTTACAGGCATTTTTTGATATTACGTTTAGGATCAGCAGGCTTCAATTGCTTACCCGTTTTCGGGTCAAAAGCCTCGATATGTTGGCCGTCACTGGCACGATACCCTTCCAGTTCACCGTGCTGAGAGTCCCACTCGTAATAATATTTGAAATTCATCACATTATTAATGTGAATGCAGAAAGATTTAAAAATAAAGTGAGCCATTGAGGACATAAAAGGGAATACGTTGCTCTACATGATGTTGCCGATGAGCATCACGTATCCGTTCACTCACAAAAATCTGTTTTCCCCGAAAACGTATCCCCGTATTACGCTTGGCCCAATCAATAGGGTCATCCTGATAAGACGCATTCACAAACTGACTTGTTGCACAGACTAAAGGCAAGCTATATGGAGTCTCTACACTCCCCTCCCGTAATAACAATTCCATTGATTTTCCTCGGGTAAAAGGCAAATAGTCCGTATTAAAGACCAGTGTTCCATCTTCACTGTACAGTGATAAACCCCAACGTCTCTTCGGGGTCAAAACCATTCCTGAAACGAAAACACACACATAAATGTCTGTTTGGGCTGAACTGTATAATTGCTTTTTATGCGCTAAATAGCTCACTTCCGCTTGAGGGTTGGTGGCATGATAAAACATAACACACTTATCTAAATGCGGTAATGTTGTTGGCAAAGACCAATAGCGCCCGCCTTCAAGGTGGATTTTTTGTCGAAACACACAATAAGTCATTTGTGTATTACGTGTAATCGCACTTCGAAATCCCTGAAAGGCCCCATACCACTCCACACCATACGTTGGTTTTGTACTATCCGGTAACGGGATACCATAAATATCGACCACCATATTGGCTCTTTTGGCCATCTGTGGGTCTTGAACCTGAACATTGTCATAAACATACTCATAACGTAATACAGGCCCTTCCATTCGGATATGCGTTATTCCCTGAAAATACGCATAATCATTCACCGCCATATACACAGAAGCCACTCTCGGGATGGCGAACGCCTCATACCCCATGGCTTCATGGATGACTTTGCTCCGTGTTTTTTTCGGTTGTCGATAATGGGGCCAATCTTCTGGCCCTATCTGATAAGAGGTTAAATAACAGAGAATTTGCGTATCACGCGTTAAACGGTAAGGTTTACCGCCTTCAACAGGAAAAATTTCAAGACCATACATAAATCAATTCCCTAGGTAACCGATTTTCATCACAAGGCGTTTTTTCTCATCTTTGACGACCAATTGATTATTGGTGATATTTAATGCCCCATTACCACCCGTAAAGCGGAAAATATTGTTTTTTGCATCCAATAAAAAGCCATTCCCTTTATCAAATCCCGATGATTTAAAATAATCGAGTACCACTAGTTTCTGTATCCACGCTTTATCCATTAAGGCTTCATGAATAACCACCTGTCCATTCTTCACGACAAACGGTGTCACCACTTTGCCGTTTAATGACGATATCACCGCAAAGTTTTGGGCATTGACCAGAAATTGGCTATTTCCTTGTGCATTAAACCCTAAGCCAATGCCGGTAATGACTTTATTCCCTTTGCTATCCTGCTGGACTTTCATTGTCCATGATGCGGAGATTTTGCCATTTAAATCAGTGACCACTTTTGAGGTCTGCTCGATTTTGGCTGAACTTGAACCCACTTGGCTTTCTAGGCGAGTGACTTGCTGAGCGGTAGCCGTCATTTTTCCATCGATATTCGACACCCGCGTATTTAACGCATTAACCGCACTACTATCAGCTTTCCCCTTAAGATTTGAATTGAGCGTTGAAATCTCTTGTGTTTGTGCTTGCTGTTTCGAGGTGAGGGTTCCTAATGATTTATTAATCACGGAAACATTCCCATTCATCCGTGTTTCCAATGATTGTCGGGCTTTCGCTTCTGCTTGGTCACCTGTAACTCGCGCTTGCTTCTCAGCGGAGATAAGTCCTGCGGTGACTTTCGATAAATCATTGCCTGTATAATCACCACGAAGTTGTGTAGCTAAGAATTGGCGTTGTTGAGCCTCCGCTTTATCAGCTTCAGCGCGAGCTTGTTGCTCTTGGTTAATTACTGCTCCTCGTGCAACTTGCTCCGCTAAAATCGCATCATGGTTCGCTTTCACTTGCGTATTTAACTCAACAACGGCTGATTGGTCAGCTTTGCTATTTATCTCACCCAATAAGTCTTGTGCGAGTTGGTCTCGGCTGATTTGCCCCGCTAATTCTTCAAGAATTAAATCGGTTTGAGCTGAGCAAACACCAGAAGCCTCCACAAAAGGTGATTTGCCATAGCTGTTGATTGTTCGAACATAAAAATAATACGTATGTCCTGCTTTTAAATTCTCTTGCGTCCAGAAATTCCCTTGGCCAACTTTGTTTGTTTTGGTGATCACTTCATTTTCAGAAAGATTAGCGAGTTTTTCCTCACTAAACCAAAACTCAAAGGTATAACCCAAGACAGCACTATCACCTTGTTTTGGCGAGACGGTGAGGCTGAACATTCCCGAAGTAACATCAACCTTAATGGGAGCTGGCGGTGCTTGGATAGCAAAATCACTGATAGCGGGTGCCGACATTGCCCCCGCCATATTCGTCGCTCTAACTTCAACACGATAAGTTCCTCGTGCTAATCCGTTAATATCAACGCGCTCACCCGGCACCTGAATAGATTGAATCACTCTACCGTTTTGAAGTATATTAACCGTGTTGTAGCGCACATCAGACGCCACATTCTGCCAAGAAAGCATACCTTGAACAATGTCACTGACGGCAAGTGGAACAAAAGCAAGATTAATAGGGGAAGCAACACCGCCAGTGGGTAAACTCACAAACGGTGGACGCTCAAACGGTTTACCAATCACATCTTCATATAAATAGGCACCATCCTCTTCCAACGTTAAAGCCACACCGTCTAATGCATGGAAAGACCATTCGGCAATACGGAATTCCAGCCCACTAATCCCCAAAGAAGGTAATGCTAAAAGCACAACTTCCCCCGGACGATAAGCATAGCCGTCTAAGTTCATCGTGAGTTGAACCCGTCTTCCCGCTTTCTTTTTGCGAAGATATTGGCGAGCTAATCGTTGGGCTTGATAAGGGCTGGTGACAAAACGATAGTCGATGTTCTCTCGAATTTCTAAGCCATCCTCTTTCACCCATTCGTCTACAATCACAGGCGTGAAATCCGTTTTTGTGTACAACTGTTCGGCATCAATAAACGTGCCATACACCGCATTGGTCGCGTCTTTTAATCCTGTTTCAGGGGTACACGTGACGGTGCCAATCAATTGTGATTCGGTAATGGTTTTTATTGCCGGCCCATAATAAGCGCCGATTTGAATACCGTGTTTTCCTGCGGTGAATGTTGGTTCCGCGTTAATACATTTGTGCATCGCCTCCAAGACACTGGATGGACTCTCATTTAAATCATAGGCGCCATTAAGGGTATATCGCGGCTCAAATCCGCCTTCTGGCAGACTCACTTTTTCATCACATAAATCGGCCGCCTGTTTAAAGCTGTCAAAGTCAATATCCGTATCAGGTACTTTTAAATAATGGCGGTAATAATCCAAAATCACTAAGACCCCATTGTTACCCCACACAGTTTGCCCAGTGCGAGGATCAAACAGATGTTTTCCCCAAACTTCACATTTCACATTGGGTAATCCATAGGGGAATTTTTCTTGGTCAAACGTGAGTGTCACACGTAACCACGCTAGACCTCGACCAATCATATCCTCTTTCCATGACGGGCAATTTTTAAGCATAAAGGGAGCGGCATCTTCCCTATCGTTATGTAATTCCCATGAGGCTTTATCACCAAAAGTCTCAATTAAATCGTCCCCTAACCAGATCTTCCCAATTTTCTCTATGGGGTGCCCTGCTAACGCTAATGCCAGTGTGATTTTTTCGTTTTCATCTTGTTCACCCGCCTCTTCTTCGGCGAAGAAAAGCAAACCCGATATCACTGTTTTTCCGACGATCACGGTTTCAGGGGCAGACGATGAACGTAACATCTGTTTGCGTTCACTGGTATCTCGATAATTCATGGAAGGCAGTTTAGGCTTAAAGATAAGCGAACCTGCGACTTGCACCGCGACGCCTGCTGCCATCAGCGCCATGCCCATCGCAGAGGTGACGCCTCCAGTAAATAGCCCCGCAATCATTAAGCCCGCACCCACGACTTTTGAAATTAATCCACCACTCCCACCCATTATTCCACTCTCCACGCTTTGATTGGGTTAATCTGCACCGGCTTCACGCCTTGTGGGGTTACGCCCCAATAATGCCTCGCCCAGACCACCGCTAAACTGTCACCGTCCTCACCTTTGAACAGTACAAGGTCGCCACGCTGAACGCGCTCAATCTCAATGGATTTGAAATAGCGTGATACGGCTTTCTCTAAGGAGCCAAATTTAGATTTGAGCAGGTTGAAGGCTTCGGCTTTGGTTTTATAGTGATTGAGATAAGGCTTTATTGGAGAGAAACCACATTGTGCGTAAATACATTCAGAGGCAAAAATACAACAATCAAATTCACCCCATGAAAAAGGGCGGCTCATCGCCGCCCTTATCGTTTCTGGTAACTGGAGTGTCCAGTTTTGTTGTTTCATGGTATGTTATATTTCTTATTTAAAAATGATTTCAATATGTTATGGTTAAAAAATCCTTAGCCATATTGAAAATTTCTTCACATGCCCGTTTTTGATCACCATCATAATCTTTATTATTTTTTTTGGCTAACTCACAAGCCGCTGTTGCCTTGCCTAAATTAAATGAAGACTCACCAATTTTGTATACCATCAACTTGCACTTTTTCACTAATTCTGGAGTTTCTTTATCTTCACAAACTAACTTAGCTGTACTAATTAAGATTGACTCTGCATTAGCAGCTTGAATGCTAACTAAATGAAAACAAATCATAATGATAATTAAGTGAAATTTTCTCATTTCTAATCCTGTTACTTATAAATAAATGCAGGTGCATCTTTCTTGCTGCCCCAATAAATCGCCCGTTCAGCCATTTGAGCGACATAGCGAAAGATGCGATCACCTTGTCTTCGAGATGACCACGACTCATCGGTAAATCTATCGGGTAAACCGATTGACCATCGTTCGAATCGATTAGAAACATTAACACATACGGCATTTTCTTCGCCAGACACTACATTAATCGATGTGATTTGTCCGACAAATAAGACTTCAGCAAGCAACGGTTTTCCCTCTTCACTGATGGCGACCATCATCAACCGGACTTCGCGTCCTCGACTTTGCTCATTCATCACCATTCCCACCAGCGATTTATCAAAACCGGCTAATTTAAGCTGTAATTGTGGAGGACTGGTTGTCTTATTTTCTTTTAGCTGACTGATTTCGCCTAAACTGCCCACGCCCAAATAAGTTTCCCCCGCAATAATCAGTTGCCCAACACCAGTATGCGCACAGGTGACGCCTGATTTCAAATCGAGTCTGGCGGCTAAGACGATATAAGCCCCCTCATTAATCACGTTGACCATGGCGTCAGAAAATGGATGATATTGCATTAGTACAACACCTCCTCAAAAGATAACGTGATATAGGTATACCCCAAGCGACGATGCTGAAATTTACCCTGTTCATTATCAACGAGCCGAAAAACCCCAAAAGGACGCTCAACCTCGAGCATTTCATTGACGGTAGGTGATGTTCTTAACATCGGCGAAATAAGAATAATGGCATGTCCTTGATTATCACTGACCACATCCGCCACCACCATTTTGAGTTCATTACCCACAGTTAAGCGATCCCCTTGCTGTAATACGCGCATATTGCGCTTCCAGTCCTTTGTTTCTAGCCGATTACCCAATTGACTCGGTATTGCAATACGAGGCGAACCATACCCATAACGCCCTTTTCTTATCCAGCTTGATATTTTGACCCGTCCCGACATGCCATCCAATGAAGCCACTAGCGCTTCTAACTGGCGCGATTTCTCTTCATTTAAATTATTAAATGTCAGCTCACAACGCCAACGACTTCCTGGAAAGCGTACCGTCTGGCTACTTCCATTAAATGGCGAGGTAAAGGTTTTGCTGTTACTCAATAATTGCCAGTTTTCCTGTATGGGGATCACCGCTTTTGGCCATTCAAGAATAGACATTTAAACTCCTAATGTTCTGCGTGCTGCGCCATTACTTTGAAAGTCTTGTAACATCATCGCGTGAGCTTTCTGTGCGCCTGCTTCTGTCCCTTGTTGTGCGGCTTCTTTCATTGCTTGAGCAAGTACAGCGTCACCATTTCCTGTCACCGTAATATGATTAACGACCGTCATTTGCACCCCGCTTGCACGGGCTAACGTCGGTTGCGGTGTAATCGGTATTCGCCCTGCGACCGCCCCCACAAAGCCCCCCGAAGCATAACCTTGCGCCGCATGCATTAAGCGATAGAGATTGCCGACACCCAATTTAGCCGTCGCTTCTTTGGTAAAAACAAACTCGCCACCATGTACAATCCCTTTAGGTTCGAATTTCCCGCCATGCCCCGTATAGCCACCATAAGCATGCCCTTTGCTCATCCATCCCATATCAAAGCCCATTGCCTGCCCGCCTGCTTCAATGGCTTTGAAAACCAGCATTTTCATCACCATTCGAGTGATATCGGAGATCACCGCATTGGCAAAATCTTTAAAGCTTCCTTTCCCCGTTAAAGCAAAATCGGCTAACGCATCAGACATATTATTAAGCGCATTGGTAGTGACGTTTCTGACGTTCTCCATCACATCCATGGCTGACTCACTGAAATCCGATAAGCCTTGTTTTAATCCCACCATCGGATCACCTTTCATGGCCTCTCGCTTCCTCAGTTCTTCCTCAATCTGCTGTTTAGTGAGTTCAACATTACGTTGTAAGTTCGCCAGCTCTTTCTCACCTAAATCCACACTGGCTTGCTGATACAGCACATCAATCTGACGAAGGGCATTAAGCTTTTCTTGCTCTGCGCGTGATTTTCCTATCAGGGTGGTTTCAAATTGCATCTGCTCAATTTCTTTACCGCGATCATAAGCAAATTGCGCGACCGAATTGGCACGCGCTAAGTCATCAATGGCTTTCGCTTTTTCTTTGATCGTCTCAATGGCGTTGGGATCGATTTTTAAGATGGCATCAAACTTATCTTTATTCTGTTTGATATCGGCTAAGGCGGATGTGTATTCATTAAAGGAAGAGGTAGTGCCATACCGCTGAATACTTTGCCCATCCGCAATCAGTGAGGCTTGTTTTTCCTCTAATTCCGTCAAGATTTTGGTGTACTGTTTGGCATAATCAATGGTTGATTTATGGCTGGGCTTATACGTCTGTTTGGCTTGCTGTGCCAGTTGTGCCTCAATTTCCGCTTGTAAGGCTTTATCGTAGCCTTGCATATCTGGCGTAATTTTGCGTGAAGCCAATACATCTTCTGCATTTAATTTCGCTAATGCCTTCCCTGTGGCTTGCGCTTTTGCCACTGAACGTTGCGATTTTTCAATCGATTCATCAATCTGTTTAGCAATCGCCGTGGCGGCATTCACTTGGCTATTTGTCGCCTGAAGCGTGATATCAATGAGTGATTCATATTCAATGCCTAAACTCTTTAAACTCGCCTTAAGTGAATTGATAACGGCATCAACATTTTGTAATTCGGTGGCATAGCGTCTATATTCAGGGGCTTGATCGCCCACTTTTTCTTTGAGTGTCGCCAACATATTTTGCATATTGGCTCGCTGACGCTCTAAGTTATTAACTTGCTCTGCATATGTCCCCATCGCAGCATCAAGCTCTTTTTGCTTTTCAGCTACTCGTTTAAGGTATAAATCCCCCACACCTTGTTCAGTAAACGCCTTTTCACTCTCAACGCTGTATTTTGATAGACCTTGTAAGGAAATAACCTGTTGTTTAAGTTCCTCGATTTTCTCCAATTGCGCGTTAATGCCCGATGAAACTTTGCTTAAATTCGCCACTAACGTGGCATTGCTCATTTTGTTTAACGCTTCTGTTGATGTATCAAGAGAATTGGCAAATTCAATCGATTCGAGTTTGGCTTGTTTGACATTTTCGCTGTATTCATACAGTCCCATGCCCAATGCCGCCACACCGGTCAACACTAATCCAATAGGGCCACCCGCTAATCCCATAACACTGTTGAGCGCTCGCCCCGCCACCGTTGATTGACGCCGAGCGGTCGTTAATGCACGTTGAGCAACGTTTTCTGCGGTTAATGCCTGTGTATAGTTTAAAGAGGCTGTTCTTGCGAGTGACTTTGTGGCGATAAGGTTATCGAGTGCGATTTTTTCCGCGTTAGTGCCTCTAGCAACTTGATATTCCATTTTGGCTCTATTGAGCGCCGATGTGGCGGCTTCTTTATCTGCCCATGCCTTCCTCACGGCACTGGTTGCTGCCACACTGTTTGCCTCTGCACTCTGTAATGTGGCTTTGGCTTCATTCAACGTTGTCTGATTTTTCAGATAAGTGGCTTTCGTCCATTGAGAAAGTTTTGCTACCAATGCCGTGACGGCGATCCCTTCAACCACTTTAGCGACTAACGATAGATTATCGGTAAGAGTGGTCATCCCTGTGGTAAAAAGCTGAGTCGCACCTGTACCTTGATTCGCTTCACCGATAAATTTTGTTATCGCCGATTGAAGATTAATGAAACCTTGGCTAACCGTTGTCACGCTGGTAGCAAATTTTTTATCCACACTGTCAGCTGCACGTTCTAAGGCTTGAATGACTTTCTCTATCGTCATTTCACCGTCTTGGGCTTTCTTCCTTAGTTCACCCACACTGACACCCATTCCGTCAGCGATGGCTTTCGCTAACGCAGGGGTTTGCTCCATCACTGAATTTAGCTCTTCGCCACGTAACTGACCCGAGGCTAATGCTTGACCAAATTGAGTTAATGCCGCTTGGGCTGCGGTGGCACTCGCGCCTGAAATCGCCACGGCTTTTGAGACAGTTTCCGTGAGTTCGGCCACTTTTTGCTGACTTAAGCCTAAACGGTCGGCATTATCCGCAAAACGTTGATAAACTTGTGCTGTGGCATCCAATGATTGATAGGTTTTTTGGGCAATGGTATAAACATCATTGGTCGCTCTGTTTAGCGATTGAGTGCTATCTGTGACTAATTTCAGTCGATTCTGTAATTCCGTCCAACTATCAGCATAATTAATCACTTGCCGTACAGATAATGCACTTGCTGCGACGCTCGCAAAACGAGTAAAGAGCGCCGAGGATTTTGCGGTTTGCGATACCATTCGCTCTTGTTGTACGGTGATAGCTTGAAGACTGACGCAAATACTTTGCCCGAATTGTTCTGTTTGGCGCTGGCTACGGTTGATCGCATTTGTGAAATTTGCCGTATTCAGCGTCAAATCAATATTTAATCTACCTAATGCTCCCGCCATAAATTCAATCCTTGGTATGAACACTACAAAAGCAAACTTTCACCCTGAATAAATGCAATATTCCTTGTTATTTGCTATTGATTTAATTATTGATAAACTGAAATTTCGAATAATAGAGGGGGTTTTATGAGACTTATTCTGGCGTTATTACTACCTTGGTTACAATTTTTCACGATTGGTCGCCCATTTGCTGGCATCTTCTGCCTTATCCTACAAATCACCTTAATTGGCTGGATCCCAGCGGCTATCTGGTCGGTTTATGCCCTTTCTCAATACAATACGGATAAAAAAATTGAGAAAATGTCTCGCGGTGGTTAACGATTAAGCCCCACGGATGTGGGGCTATCGATTAGCTAATACACTCTCAGTGACGTTATCCCACACCTCTTCTTCCGTGATTTTCTTCTTCCACATCGGCATAAAATCCATCAATTCAGGCGGAGACGTTTTCGGATCACGATTTATCATCGCAAGAAGATGCGCCACTTGTGCCATCCGATAATCCTCTCGCCATAAACCAAAGGGTTGTTTGCGATAAAAAGCTTCATATTCACACAAGTGGCTTTCGGGCATTTGCTCGATTTCCGCGAGGGTTTTTCCCAATGCCAGCGACAATATCAATTGAAATTGTCGCCGTTCTCCAAGTTTTTTTCGCTATTCCCCGCTTCGGCCGTAAACACCGCATTAGAGAACCCTTGCCCTAGACGATTAAGACCTTTTAAGTCTTCTTCATTTTCAGCATCAAAAAGCAGTTCCCCTTTTTCATCACACAACTTAAAGGCCAACATTCTGGCGACATCATATTCATCGTAGACACGATTTATCGCTTCATTAAATTGTTCGGGATCGTCTTCGTCTAAATAAATGTCCTGCTCTTCGGCGAGCTTGATTTTAATTTGACGAAGTTTGCGCTGAATGTAATTCATGGTGCCAACATCCAACTCTTTGACATAAAAGGTGTTGTCTAAATAGGTAAAAGGCGTCACTTTCAGTGCTTGGTTTAACACTAATTCACGCAATAAAGCGTTAGACATAATCACTCCTAAGATTTTTTATCGAGAAGGGAGAAGAGAAATAATGAAAGAGGTGAATTAGGGGTTATTTCTTCGCATTCAAATAATCACGGCCAGACAATTTAATCGAGATCCCCGAATCCATCATTTGTCCTACACTGCCATCAATATTCATGCCCGTTTCGACGGAGCCGTAATAAAACATGGAGCCCTCATCTCGTGTTAAGACCATTTTCACCGCAAATTTTTCTTTGCTGTTTTCATATTTACGCAAGAGTCGCTGCACCTCACTGGAGCTATAACGTAAGAAAAAGGTCAATTTAATTGAGCCGTATTCCGTATCGCCGGATTCATATTCCTTGCCATCACTGCAAATGGTGGTGACATCGATTTGTTCGGTTGTCGAACCGTCTTTGCTGAAACTTTTTACCGCACAAAAGTTATTAGACCATTGAATACGTTGTGCCTTAGCACTTGAAAAATCAGTGGGTAGCGTTTTATCACTCCAATCCACTTCGTCGCACAGGGTCACTTTGTTGCCATCAACCTGTGCAACAGGAAAACGTCCATCTAACTCCCCGAGTCCCGATAACATAATCATGTCATCGGCTTTCAGCTTATTATTGGCGATAGTAATGGTTGCGGGTGATAACGTCGCTTCGGTCACGGTCATCGCCTCTCCTAAGCCTGTTTGCACAAAGATCTTCGTGCCGAGGAAAGGCGTCGCTTTATGGTTCTTTGGCTTTGTCATATCCATTCCTTATTTATCTGATGAAATCATTAATTCAAGAACAAGCCGATGCAATTTGACATCCGCTTCATACCCAAAGACCGCATTCACCCGTTGTGCGAATGGGATCGCTTCAACAATCTGAGCCTCAATTTTTTTACGCAAGACCATAAGGGGTTGTGGCTGTGGCGCATACACATCAAGTTGCACACGATAGTTGTCTAAATCCGTATCCTCCAGCGCACTGTTAGGCGTGATGCTGGCAAACTGGATCACAATGGCGGGATAATGCCCTTTGCCTTCAGGTAATACCTGAAAAAAAACCCTTCCATCAACCAGCGGTGAAAGGGTCTCTTTTAATTGCTGTATCATGATCTCTACCTTGCTTTTTCAATATCCTCTTTAAGTGTTTGAACAATCACTTTAGCCGTCGCTTCCTTTTTCGCCTCAAAGCTGGGGCGCATAAACGGTTGTGCGGGCATCTTGGCAGTACCAAACTCAACAAACCACCAATAAAACGGATCATTTGGGTTCAATGCTGCACTTTTCCCCGTTGCTTGTTTAAAGGCAGACACCTTTTTACCCGATAATGATTTCACCCAAATGCGCGTTTTGACTTGCCCATTGCGTTGTACTTTCGTTTTAGAACGAATATTGCGCTTGATAGTGCCTTTGCGTCGATGAGGCACCGTTTCCTTAAGGATAGGCACTCGATGTTTGATTTCTTCTTTTAACGCCGAAGCACCTGCATTCATCGCCTTACGCGCGCTTTGATTTCTGGTTTTACGGGCAATGTCTTGCATTCGTTGAGCGAGTTCAGACAATCCACTGATTTTAATCTCACCCATCATTCACGCCCTCTTTGCACATTAATTGAAGCTCACGATGACGCTCATAAGGGTCAATAATCGAAATAATATTAAATATTCGCTTACCCCATACAATACGCATCGAAGTATCAATATCAGCGATATAGCGAATAAGAATTCGTGTTGTGGCCTCACTTTGTACTTGCTGGGCTTGAAAATATTCCCGCCCTTGATAAGGCATGATCGCTGCACGTACTTTTGTCGCATGATCCGTCCAAATCACATCATTGCCACTGATGGCATCAGGCGCTAATACTGGTTTTTGAATATTAATAGAATGGCGTAATCGTCCCGGATCCATTAACTACCTCGCCAATTTCGACAAAGCAGTAACAATCGTTCTACTGCTTTATTTTCATATAACAGAATTTCACTTTGGCTGGTTCGATGTTCAAACATATCCCCCAGCACCAAAAGCATGGCAGATTTCACTTCATAAGGGATATCATCAGGTGATTTCCAAGCCGGTTCATCACACCATCTCAAACAATAATTTAATGCGCTTTGTGCATAAAATATAATCTGCTCATCACGATCATCACCGCTGTATTCGAGATGCTGTTTTAATAAAGAAAGAGGAATGACATCTAAGATATTCATGATGTAATACGGGATAGTTACCTACCCCGACCTATTACTTAAGCACTTCTTCCAGACGTTGGGAAAGTTCCTTTAATTAAGGCTTGAGGGCGATAATGGGCTAATGCTAAACGTTCTTCACACAAAATGGTCAGCATATTTTTCACAAAGTTATCACGATCTTCTCGACTCACTTCGATAACTGCATTCATTCGATCCCATACTTGAGACGCCAAATCAAATGCACCAACAGTAAACTCACCTTGTTTTTGTGCTTTTGTTGGAACAACAGGTAATCCCCACATTACATTTGAAGTAAACGCTTGTGGGCCACCAAAAATATAACGCCCTTCTTTGTCTTTCATTAACGCAATGGCATGCCAATCACGAGGATTTAAAATAATACCAGAGGCGCTAAATTCAGATTCTGTCACCTGATAAATGGCATGAGCAATCAGGTCAGCATGCGTGTCGCCCGTAGCACTCAATGTGGTATCATAGGCAGTGGCAACATGGTTAATTCCCGTCAAATTATCCGCAGTACCGTCACCATTGAGTAATTGCTCCTCTTCCACTAATGCTAAGCCATACAATAAGCGGTTATTAACGTAAGACTGTAACTGCACAGCATCATCCATCACTTGGCGAGACGCTTGGATCCAATGAGCAATAGTGATCACATTTGCCGTTTGTTTTTCAAATGTCAGATTAGATTCTGGTTTTTGTGCCTTTTCTTTCACGGGTGCCGCGCTATTGGTAAACAATTTTTCGCGTACATATTCCAGTGAGTTACTGGAAATTCGGCCTTGTGCTAATAAATCGCGGATAACTAAACGACGCATCCCCGGCATAATAATACCCGGTACTTGCATCGGCTGAATGAGAACACCGGCTGAACTCGCATCACTGCCTAATGATTTATTAAAAGTTTTCACTTCATAAGAAGCCTGACTCCCATTCCATGATTTTGTCAGCACTTCTGCTGCTCGCTCAGAAAAATCTTTTTTCGCATTAGGATCATCAGCACTCGTTGCCCCTTTCTGCTCTAAATCAAACAGACGTTCACCGGCTTTTTTTAATTCCTCTTGGACTAAGGCTAAATCTGTTTGTAATTGCTTTGAAACTACGCCAGTAGCTTCAATTTCTTTCTTCTGTGCATCGAAGAGCTCTTGCACCTTTTTTTGTGATCCTTCGATGGCTTCTTGGATAATAGCTAAGTCAGACATATTCTATCCTTTCAGATTAAATGCATTAATTTGGTTAACAATGGATGCGACTAGGGATTGTTGAGCGTCATCGGACTCACTCCGAATAGCGGATTTGAAGCGGGAAATAAAACCGACTGCTTCTGATTTTGATAAACCGGCTGACTCTCTCAGCCAATCCTCAATATCTCGGATCGTTAATAACCCATCGATGCTCTTGAGTGATGAAACCTGTGCTTGGTCATTAGCGGGAAATGTACAAATACTGATTTCACGTAACAGGGAGATGTTTTTAAAAATACGACCTGAAGGTGTTCGCTCAAAATCATTACGCAGACAACCGAATCCGATAGAAAGCCCGTCAACCGTGCCATGCTTCATTGCCGCTTTTAGATCTTGAGCCGCACTATGACCGGGCGTCAGTTGTCCTCTTACACGTAACCCTTTTTGATCTTCCTCCATGTACTCCCACTTCCCCACAGGAAGCTCCCAGACTCGATGGTTATAAAACATAGCGACTTTTTGTTTTTGCTTATCTAAAACATGCTTAAATGCACCGGGTAAAATAATGTCACCATCGAGATCTTGATGACTAAATACGGAGGCATAACCTTCGAAAACGCCTTGTGTGCCATCTCCCGTAAATTTGATTTCCGCTTCATCAAAATTCAGTGTTTTTCTAATATCAGGCATTGAACCCCCATAAATAATTAAGCCCCACTTTCGTGAGGCTCCTTATTGAGTTGGTTAATCGGTAAATATTGTGCTTGCCGGTAAGCGACATCTCCACCTTCAAGAGGAGGATAATTATCGAGCCGCCGCATTTCATTAATGGTTCTTAGCCCCGATTCTCCCATCGCTTTCATAAACGCGGCGCGTGAAGTGGAATCGCCACGCAATAATCCATCAAGGTTATGTTCAGCATGGTATTTTCCCACTTCGGGTGGTTTTAGAAGCCAACGCGCAATGCAATTTTCCCATCGGGAGATATAGGGTTGTAAGGTATATTGAAGAAAGCCTAAGTTTTGTTGTTCAATACCTGTTCCCCAGCTTGTTGATTTTTCAACATCACCGACTAAGTGCGGTGGAACACCAAAGAAACGCGCTAATTCACTGACTTGAAATTTTCGGGAAGACATTGTTTCTGCATCTTGAGGACTAACGCCAATATCTTGTGCTTGAAATCCCCCTTCTAAGATCCACAATCGTTTTTTAACGGGGCCACCCGCAATTTCTTTGAAATTCTCTTCAAGTTGGCTACGTTGCTCTTTATTTAATACCTTATCACCCGTTGTTAGAATTTTAGGAGACTTAGCCCCATTGGCATAAAACTCACGTTGTTGATCTTCCATCGCAACGGCCGTGCTTGCTGTCTTACATGCATAAGCAATAGGCGACAATCCAACTAACCCATTAAAACCAAACCCTTTTAAATGAAAAATTTCATGTTGTTTAAATTTCGCAAATTCATGATCACGCTGATATTTATAGATAATATTCTTCTCCTCCATGCGCACATCCATATTGGCAGACAACAGAGGAAGCAAGCTGATCACATCACCGACTTTATTTCGCTCAATCAACGCGAAAGCATTACCATAAAAGCAAAGCTGCATAGTCATTGCCTCTCGGAATTCTTGAGCCGTCATATATTGATTGGGCGAATATCGCAGTAATCGAGCCAATGGGTGACTTAAATCGACTTTGGTTCTATTTCCCTGTTTATCCGTTTCGAACACATCCAGTGGCAAACAAGCCGTTAACGTCGAAATTAAGCTAACACAACGCCAAACCGTTGATATTTGGAGTATTCGCTCATCATTTACAGAAGAATCACCAAGTGAGCCTTGCGCTGAGATAACGCCTGATTGTGAACCTTGTTCAGGTGTCACGAGTCTTCCCCCAACGAAGAAGGAAGCCAGACGCGCAAACCAACCATGATTAGTGCGCAAATCGATTGAATATTGTTTATCTGTCATCACATACTCAATGGGTTAGAGAAAAAATCATCAAGGTTGCCATTATCAACCTCACCTTCCGCAGCACCAATCGCCATTGCAGAGGCCACCACACCATCGATTCGACCGGTGCTTTTTTTCTTGGCAAAGACGCGGTTATCTTTTTGGTCAGCCTCAAGCACAGCGGATGCAGCATTCCATCTCAAACAAGGATTGGTGTGGATCTCAATCTTCTTGTCATCAATGAGCTGTTCAAACAGTTCGATAGAGTGTGGCATCCACAGCCCTGAATCTTTGGCTTTGTAATATCCTTGTCCATGCGGAGTTAAAGGAACCGTCACACCCGCGTCATCGAGTTTGGGTTCAAGGTATTTAATGCGATAAGGGTCAAAGGCAATGGCTCTCATGCTGACGTGCATCGCCATTTCAGCAATGCGTTCTGCCACAAATTCATATCTCACCGCATTCCCTGGCGTGGTATGCATAAAACCTTGCCTTACCCATAAGTCGTAAGGCACTCGGTCGGTTTTCGCTCTATCCAATAAAGTGTCTTTGGGTGTCCAAAATTCGACATAAAGACGTTTGAGACTAGGAAAATACAAGGCTAATGCGGTTAAATCTTTGGTTCCCGATAAGTCCAGTCCGCCATAACACTCTTCACCTTGAAGGTCATCGAATGTGAACGTGTTTTCACACTGCATCCATGTTTCACTGTTAATCCACGGATTATCGGCATCCACCCACTGACAAAAATTAAGCCGACGCACAATGCTTTCTTTCGCGGGCATACCTCGAGCTTGTGTCACTTGCTCGCGCAAATAGCGATCAGAAAAGGTGTAGCCCAGTGATGGATTGGCTTTCCCCCAGCAAGACTCATCCTTAAAGGGATCATCGCCTTCATCCAGTGAGCAAATATAGGAAAAGAAACTGTCGTCTTCGATAGTTCCTTCGGCGACTTTTCGTCCGTATTCATGATAGTCATAACACACACTGGTTTTATCATGGCCACTGTTGGTGATCATAAATATCAAGGCTTGCCGCCGACCTTTTGTACCCGCTCGCATCATCTCGACGGCGGTATTATTTTTGTGCTCATGAATTTCATCAATCAACGCACAATGGGGACGAGGCCCTGATTGCCCATCATCCGAACTAATCGGACGAAAGAATGAACTCGTTTTCAAATAAGCCAAGTTCCACTCTTTGCCTGTTCCGCCTGATTTGGTGATCCGCTGACTTAATGCGGGAGATTGATCAACCATTGCCACCGCATCACGAAACAAAACCATGGCTTGGTCTTTTTTCGTGGCTGCCGCATACACTTCAGCACGCGGTTCACTGTCGGCGACTAAACAATACAACCCAACGCCACCCGCCATCGGTGATTTTCCTGAACCTTTACCTGATTCAACGTACACAATGCGAAATCGCCGTGTACCATCAGTCATTTTCCAGCCAAAAATGGAGCCAATCACAAAGCATTGCCAAGGCAATAAAATAAACGGTTTGCCTTCATGTTCCCCGCCATTGAGCTTTAAGACTTTCGCGAAAAAATCGATCACCCTTTTGACAGCCTCGACATCCCAGACTAATCCTCGTTGCTCGGCTTCGTTTAAATCTTTGAGATGACGTGCACATGCATGACGAATATCAGGCCCCGCTAAGATTTTGCCTTGATGCACGTCTTGCGCGTATTGTGTTGCGGGATCAACCGAAATATTGGTTGAGCGGATCTTCCTCTTCTCCACCATCCATATTCACCTTCGAGCGAGCGGCAGGGGTTAAACCAAACTCGACTAAATAACTTTTAAAACGGCGATCTGCATCGGCCAACATGGCAACAGCAGGATTCGCTTTAATTAAAAAATCCCCTGATTGCGTTTTTGTGGTGTATGTCCGCCCCTCAATGGCAATGGTGTCTCGCAATTGAAGAATATCGGCGTAGATATCACACAGCCGTTCTAATGCCAGCGTGTCAGCCACGGTTAAAACACCCATTCCATCGAGTAATAAGGTTAATTTTGCCCACGCCATTTTCCCCCAATCCGTTAAATGTTCGGGTGGGCTTGGAATTTCACGTTTGGGTTGGGGTTCTTTATCGTTGAGTTTTCGTTTTCCCGGATTACCGGTGACCACCTTCAAGTGGGTCGGTTTCGGGCGTCTTCCTGCCATCGGAACCTCCCAGAAAAAAACTTTTCATTTCGCGGTTGTGCGCACAAATGAGGGCGCTAGGTAATCAGGGCGAAAGTGTTTGAACTTTTACCCCGCCCCCACCCTGTATTTCATGGTGTTATTGATGCCAATGAGAATTGGGATCGAGTGGAATGCCATCCGCATTACAGCCAATGACTTTGCCACTCTTTTCGATACGTTGTTTGGTGGAGTTATGATGCAATTCGCACAAGCTTTGGAAGTTCTTTGTGTCCCAGAATAAGGCTTGGGCTTTTGCGATACGTTCTTTATCACCTGATTCAAGCGCTTCTTTAAGACGATGCGGAATAATGTGGTCAACTACTGTGGCCGCAGTAATGCGCCCTTGCTCTTGGCACATGACGCAAAGTGGATGTTCATTAAGAAATGCTAATCGCACCTTTGCCCAGCGACCACCATAGACATTGCGTTTTTTCATTTTTTTTATTCCATTACAAATTTTCCGCAATAAAAAAGCCACCAGTGGTTAACTGATGGCTATCTGTATACACCAATCAATGAATGACGTTTGTAGATGATGTCTCTCCATCGTCACGCCCCTTCTTCTACCTACAGCTGACGTTGCTGATAATGACCGAAAATAACAAAACGGTGGTATTCGTTGTTTTTGATTCTCACTATGTGCTCTCTGTCGAGAATAAAACAGGTCATAGCTAACATAGGAGACAGCGACAATGCGGCGCTTTCTGTTTCAAAAAGATATATAAATATATTTATGTTTTTCAGCCCTGTAATCTCTCTTACAGTTTTTTTTCATCAAAATCTACTGCCCCCCTAACCCAGTACAAATGACGAGCAGTCACTATTATCTAAATAGATATCTGGAGTATTTATGCTCATGTCATTAGTACATGTCCGTGATATCAACTTGTTTACATGATCCATCAGCGAGTAAAAGTACGACTAACTTTTGATTACACATCGTTATTTATTCCATCGGGAGTTCAGATAGAGTGGAATACTATCTACCTCTAAAGAGACACTTACATCAAATAGATACTATATGACATATTACAATTAAATATATTTTTTAATCTACTAATATAACAGAAATACAATATATTCTATTGCATAAAGAAATAATAATTATATAATTGGAAATGATTGATATTTACTTTTTGCTTCATTTTAACCGCCCTATGAACATTAAATCATAGGGCTATTTTTTATCTTACGTCTATTAATCAAATAAAAATAAATAATTAAACACAATAAACTAGCATATATATTTACTTTAGTTATAATAATAAGTCTAACTATACCCATATGAAACAATATATTGTTAGTATTGTCCAGCCTCCCATGCTGGGCTTTTTTATTCCATGCATTCTTGTTTGATATAATCCTGCAACCCTTTAATCATTTGCTCTGACTCTGCAATTCGTTCTCTGAGTAACCAATAATTTCGGATAGCGGTGTCAGTAGGTCGGGCGGTGGTTGCATAAGCCAAGCTGGTGGCGGAAGTGGTTTTGCTTTTTGGGCACTCGGCTTTGATATACACCCGCTCAGGATGACGCTCGCTAATATCACGCAAGCGACTAATTTCATTCTTGGCATTCGCTAACTCCTGCGTATATTGAATATCCAGTTGGTTTAACCGCATTATGCGTGCTTGATAATCAGTATTAATAGACTTCTGTTCTTCAAGAGCTACGGCCAGTTTTTTGTTGATATCTGTCAATGAATTAATCCTATTAGCTTGCCAATTAACCACCCAATAGCCTCCCACAATGATGCCTACCATCGTAATAACGGCATAGAGTTTCCCGTATTTCATGATTAGTACCGATGATGTGAGAGAGCTATCTGACAGCGCTTTTCTAAACTCACTTGGTCTTTAGTACATGAGTTATCAATCAAGAGATAAATGCCACCAGCGACTGTAATGAGTAATGCAAGGATAAAGCTGATAATGATGATTAAAGGTTTCCATGACATAGTGCTGACTCCGCTTCTCGACGACTGACAAGCCCTCGCCAGACCTTTCCGCCTGCATATATCCAACGTTTCATTTCTTCACAGGCACCCGCTCTATCACCAGCGTTTAGCTTCTTGAGTAATGTTGAGCGAGCAAATGCGGTTGTACCCACATTAAAAGCAAAGGAATATAAAGCAGCTTTGGTGTAGTCATCGAGTGATACTTTGATTAATGCATCGACTTGCTGTTGTGTCTTAATAAAATCGATTTGTAATAACGCATCACATTCTTGTTGTGTGTATCTCTTGCCTTGAATAATGTCTTTGCCTGTATGTCCATAACAAACAGTTAGAACACCTGCCACATCACGATAAGGTTCATAACGTACACCTTCAAAATGGGCTATTACTACTAACGCGATGGCTGTTGCTCCTGCTGTTGTTAGCGCCGCTATTTTCTGTTTGAGAGACATTAAATATCCTTTGGCGCTTTCACCATTAATTCAGCAAGCTTTTTTAAGGTTTCGGTCGGGTTTTGTGGGTCAACATGACGAACAAGCTCTTCAAATAATTGAGTGCGTTTTCGTTGTTCTCGACGAGTCATAAAATAAGTGGCTAAACCCAGAAGCATGCTGAACGCCATCCCGATAACAAATACCCATTCATATAAAGAGAGACTGGCAAAAAAGGCCGTTAGGCCTGCTGTTCCATAAGTTACATTGGTTAATTTTTCCATACGCATAGTCACCCCCTGAGGAGTGTCCGTTAATGATTAGTGTGAGAAAGTTAAAAAATTAGGCGGGTATTGATACTTTAAGTGCTTTTAATAAATCTTCAGGCAACTGTTCTTCCAGTGACGCATTAGAAACAATCACAAGGCCGTACATGGATATCCATGTATTCGTTTGTTGTAAGTGTCCTTGAATAAACTGTTTTGCTTTCTCTAAAAAATAAATACAACTCTCTTGTGTGTTTTTACGCCAATAAGATTCAATCGCCACCAGCAATGGAGCACCAGCATCACTAATTTTTTGCAAGCCGATTCGATATTGCTTTTTACCTGCGGAAGATGTCGTGCAAATTAATTGTGTCAGTTGTTGAGTTTCACCATCAGTCGTATGGATATTCGCCGTTAAAATGGCGGAGGTATTCTTTTCACTGTCTGTTTCTGAGGCATAGTGAAGACTAAACTGTAATTCGCTTATCTCTTTTGACATAACACACACCTTTTATTGATATATATCATATTTAGACAAGAAAAAGGTCACTGTAGTGACCTCATATAATTGACAATTAAATGATAATGATTATTATTCGTAAATGTGCCTTTTTTTTCTCCGATATTGATACATTGCTTTATAGTTAATGATCGCTCTCGTTATTAACACTTTTCCCGAAGATTTATGCCGACATGACTCCTAGCGCGTCGGCTTTTTTTTACTCAAATCGGGAATGATAACTCGAACAGCATTCCCGTCACTTAAGTAATAGTGAACTTCTTCTGCTTCTCAATTCCCTTACTCAGCGATTAATTTAAGCGCAAATATAATTTCGTTTTTACTTTAGATAACAAAAAAGTCACCGAAGTGACTTCAAAAGAAAGTAATAATTCTTCTTTACTCTGTGCAAATTTTTACACTTTACTCTGTTGCTTCTTCCACTGCCCTGGTCTGCAATTAAATACACTTTTAAATGCTTTACTAAATGCAGCTTCAGATTGGTATCCGACTCTTTCTGCGATATCTGATAATGTATATTTATTTTGTTGTAATAATGAAAGTGCTTTTAGCATACGAATGGATTGTAGAACTTCGCCAGGTGTCGTATTCGCCGTTGCTTTAAATTGACGCACAAAAGTCGCTCGTGACATTGAAGCGACATTAGCTAAAGAATCAAGTGTCCACCCTTTTTGTGGTTCATTTAACATAGAATTAAATACACGACTTAACCGAGGTTCAGCTAATAATGCTAACCAACTTGAGTTTATATCTGGTTTTTGCCCATAAACACGTAATGCAAAAGCGAATAAAGTCTGAGCAAGCCCATTTAGTATCGCAGCCGCCCCTTGATTTGCATTAATGGCTTCCTCTCGAAGCAACTGGCTAAATAAATTCAATACTGTTAGCCCTGGCATTTCCACCAAATTTGCCACTACCATATCAGGAAACCCATTTAATAATAGTAACCCGCTTCCTTTAGCATAAGCCATTCGCCCGCAAAGCAAATCAACATGTTGAGTCTGATCTTCAGATTTTGTGTACTTAACAGGTAAGAAGCCATTATTTTTATGCAAAAAAGGGGGAGGTTCTATATCTCGTTCTCCACTCCAAAGGGTATGTGATTGCCTTCTGTTTAACATTAAAAAAGTGCCTTCGGATAAAACTATAGGGGCTGATTTTTCAATCTGAACATAACACTGCCCTGATAGAACTAAGTGAAAAATAGTTTCATGTTCAACAGATGAAACATGCGGTAAGGAAAAATGTCCTTTCATTTGACAAAACACATCTAATTGCAATTGCCCTTGAGAAAGGTATAAGAGTTGGCTCAACGTATCCATGAGACTAATTCACTAAAAATTGATTCGTTTGATGATGTCATCATCTTTTTTTTCATCCCATAATGTCAACCAATAATTCAGTTAACTCAATAAGGTTAATATCATGCTTAATTGGAATGAATATCGAAAACAATTAATGGGACGTATTGGTGAGTTAGGAAAATTAACACCTGATACGGTTACTGGCTACCAAGCACTTTCCAATGCAGGTAAAAAAACTAATCATTTAGATGCAAAAACAAGAGAATTAATCGCATTAGCAGTTGCAGTCACAACACGCTGTGATGGTTGTATCGCCGTACATGCTGACACCGCTTTAAAGTTGGGTGCTAGTCATGAAGAAATTGCAGAAGCACTCGGTGTTGCTGTTGCATTAAATACTGGTGCTGCGATGGTTTATTCTGCTCGAGTATTGGATGCTATTGCACCTGAAAATTAATTCGTAATAAATCAATATCAGGGATATTAATTCAATAATCTCAATATATGACCCCAAAAATAATTGGGGTCTATTATTTAAGAGACTTATCATTACACATTGAGATTTTCATTTCCTTCTTCAAAGTAAATACTCCATACCTAACTCTCTTAAAGTAAAACTCAACTAAATTAACGAAAAATTTAATCAATAAGATGCCGACTCACAGCTCTTGTGTGAATGATATAAGTGGATGTTGATTCTGTGGTCGGTGTAAATGAAAAGGCTACAAAGTAACCTTATTTAATTTAGGGTTGAATATATTAATGATAATAATTATCATTACAGGTATATCAAATTGACAGGTTTGATACGGATTAGTACGACATGACTTACATTGCTTCTTGCGTTTATTTTATATGCCGATATGACTCCTAGCGTATCGGCATTTTTTTATTGTTTGTATTATATATCTTTTATATCAATTAAATTAATGAATTAAGATAAAACTATTTAAAACTGTATTTAGTTCAACAAGGACAACCTGAGCATACTATCTTTTGATGAATAACTTTAGGCCATTCTACTGACTTCAACCCTTCATTCTGAGGACAACTACAATTACAACTATGTATAACACTACGAAGACATAGAATGACTACATTATTCAAAGAAAGGTGGTTTATTTTATGGAACTGTGTATTATTAAGGGGTTATCACCTCGGGTAATCCTCTCTATATCATTGCATGCCTGTAATGGGTACAGGGACTTCCGGCAGTAGTCGGTTTGTAAAAGGATAGCCCTATGAGACCGAAAATCGTACCAGTTCGTGGTACACTCGTTTTCGTTTCGGGCGCGTAGAACATGTGCGTAAGCATATGCGCTCGCTCCCGATCCGTTGAGTGTGTGGTGCCCGCAGGTGATAATTTCATCAACCTTCTGTTTGCTCAACAGTAATCCCCATCATCGTGTTGTAATGATCAGAATCCTTCGTTTCTTCAAAAATTTTCTGAAATAAACGGAAATACATTTCTACATTAATCACTCCTGTAGCCATGATATTTCTGCCATCAGAATGGGAATGACGGTTAATTGCTCGATAAAATGAGTCATATTCCCCTGCTGAATATTCAACTGCTAGCTTATTTAGCGCTTTATCCAGTTTTTCCTGTTTGCAAGAAAAACTGAAATAGTACTCAAGAATATTTCGCATTGTATTAGGTAATACTACCGGTAAACTTCTTCCATCGCGGACATCCCGTATGGTTTGCCATAAAGCCTGATACTCATTCAGCATGTCGTGCATCGATAATGGGATACAATCACTATATTCTCCTTTAATGATGCGATAAAGTGCACACCCCTTTGGTGTTGTACGTTCGGGAGCCAGTCGTTTATAAACTGAAAGTAGAATCTCTTGAAAGAAAAATATATTATGCGTCAATATAACAATGTGTTGCGCAATCTTCGGTAAAATTAATTTATGTTTTATCATCGAAGCAACTTCATAAATATAGTTATGTGACAGGCTGGAAATAGGATCGTCAATAACAATCAGTTTAGGTTGTATTGTCTGGCTATCAGGTACGTGACCAATGCATGATTCTAGGAAATAGAGAAGAGATATGATTGTTTTTTCGCCTTCACTCAAAGATTTAAAGACCTCAGAATCATCTGGCTGGTTTTGTCTATGTAAGCGATATAGTTTCAAGCTCTCATCATGACAAATAATATTGAAATCATTGATCCCTAATTGTGTCAGATTATAATTAATGTTATCAATTGTAGGCTGTATAACTGATAATTGCCCTATAAGATGAGTAGTTTCGACCGAAAGTGCTCGCTCTTCATCTCTCAATAAATCAACTTGATTTATCTCAGCTTGCAATTGTTGTTGTATTTCTGCTAATTCCTGATCACATTGACGCAAATAAGGATCACTCACTTCTCTAAGATATGCAAAGGAATCTGCCGCCAAGCGAGCTCGCTCCTGACTAAAATTGGCTGCCAGCTGATTATTGTCTCTAATGTTACTATTTAAAGTTACCAGTATCTGGTTCAAATGCTGACGTATATCTGTAATAACGTCAGGTTGTATGGATTGCGAAGGCTGTAGTAGCTTTTGTCTGAGTGATTGTAGATTATTACGTAAAGTTTGTTGCAGAGATTTAATAATACTAAAAACTTGGTGATCATCACTAACTACAGGGTGTTGTCGTAAATGCTCATGGAATGACTCCAATAAGTCTAATTCATGGGAAATGACTGTCTGACTGTGGGTAAGCGTTGCCAGAGCATCTTCATAAGATTTATCAAACATGAGTGTCAATTCATGAAGAAGATGCTGAGAATCAAATTTTTGTTGACAAAATGGACAAATATTATCTTTAATATAACCTGTTCCACTATGAACCCAATCAGCGTTACCTAACTGCTGAATAATGGCTGAAAATGGTGTATCGGACGATGCTGTCAACGAACTTTGAAGTAGAGTCAGCATTTCGTCAGATAGGCCATAAACCTCTGGTTCAATAATCTCTGTATATTGAGTTCCTTCACTATTAAGTAACAACTCCAGTCTCTCTGTAAGTTGTACCAGCTCATATTTTTGAATTCCTAATGAAGTTTCCCTCATTTTTTGATAAAAATTATTTACTCGTTTAGCTCTATCTAGAAAATAATCTAACGATTGCCGATCATTGATAGTTTTTTTAAAAATAACTTTAGAGTACTTTTCGATAACAGTAGACTTTGCATCATTTTTATTTTTTATCTCTGTATCCAAAGTGTTTAGTAAGTTGTTTATTTCAGTAATTCTTCTCTTATTACTTTCAATTTTACCGTTAACGTCATCATTCTTCTCATTCAATGTAAAAATACCAGGTTGATATATTTCTTGGTGAAACTTCTGTTCTATATATTCCTGATTAAATACAAAATAAGCAAAATTTTCACGACTTGCAAAATGACAATGCTGGTATTTTTCTTGTTGAAAACCTGAAAAAAAACTTGAAATTGTTGATTTTCCTGCACCATTTTGTCCATAAATAAGGGTAACAGGCTTACTTAGATCTATATTTACATCTTTATCAGCAGAATAGCTTTTAACATTTCGGAGAGTGAGTATGGCCATAAATCCTTATCCTTTCAATTGTATGTACATATAGTGTACTCGATTGGATATGAGATTAATGAAGGTTCTGTCATAATATATAACTTTATAATTTTCTTGAAAAATTTATTAATAGCAATATAAGCTGAGAGATTTTATATCTTGGGCATAACTGATAGTAAGAATATCAGCAAAACACCTCTTTTATTTTCGGTCTTACAGTATTTCCTATGAGGAAAAAGTATGCATTTCGTTGTGAGTTCAAACTAAGCAGGCAAGTCTAGTTATGTTTTATCTATGCCTCCCTATACAATTTAAAGCCCCAAAATCTAAATTTTTTATCTTTAACCAATATGAGATCGTAGATAGCAAAAAACCCCGCCGAAGCGAGGTTTTGTATATTCAACTATTTAATGCTTAACTCATTTGTGCTGTCATCACACTTTTGCAAAAGATACATTTTGCGCCGTGTGGATTGTTCACTGTGACATCAAATTGTGATGTTCTATATTGTGAACCGCTACAACAAGGGCATTTAAAATAGAGGCGAATAGTAATAGCGCCTTTAGAGAGCCACCACGTTGCCTGCTGCTGGGCCTTTCATACCATTTTCCATGGTAAATGAAACTTCTTGGCCTTCCATCAGAGATTTGAAGTCATCACTCTGAATTGCAGAGTAATGTACAAATACATCTTTACTTCCATCTTTAGGAGTGATGAAACCAAAACCTTTATCATCGTTAAACCATTTTACTGTACCAGTCATTGTATTAGACATAGAATTTCCTTTAATTTATTTAATTTGCCATAAGGCATAGGCGGTTTGTTTTGTATTTTTACTTATGGGAATTAATTAGAAGGAATTCACAATGAAGAGGTATCGAGGATAACGCTAAACGGGAACAACTTTAAACTGACTAACATAAATAGGTCTGTACTTCCAAACCAGTGACGCTATTAAGCCATAGAAAAATTCAGATAGCAAACTTTATTTTTTAGCGGTAAGTCAGCTTAAGTAGACCTATAAAAAACACAACCCCGCTATACTCACGAGGTTTTTAATAGATAAGTCATGTAACATCAAAATCATTATTAACACAATATATTGTGTTTTGTAATTACACAAGACTATAAATGCTGTGTTTTCTAATTATTTTATCCATATCTAATTTTACGTTATCAACCGATAGACACCCCTCAATAAATCCTTCTGCTGTCTGCAATCGCTTAGCCACTTCATTATGAGAAATGCCAAGTTTTGAAGCCATTGAGCGTAAAGGATAATTCTTCACATAGTACATAATAACCAACTGAAACAAGTAACTATTATTTACCTTTAAATGTAATACCGCTTTATTTATTTTTAAGCCATCATCATCAGAACATTGCTCTCGGCTTCGTCTTGAACTTGGAATTAATCCTTTAAAACCTGCGGCAATTGATGAGTAATCGATACTATTTCCCTCATTAGCTGACCACGCACCCCAACGTGATAAAACTTCCTGCATATCTCTCATACTAATACTCCCCGTGCCGTATACACGTTAAACCAATGCCCCCATTCCTAATGAACGGTTTAAAAAAGAAAATAACAATTCGATTTGATTGCCATAAGTGGCTTCCCACAATTTCGGATCATGATGCAATTCATCATGATGTTGACGACATAATGGAATAGTGAATAAGTCATGAGCTTTCGTTCCCATGCCTCCCATACCATGGCCGATGATATGATGTGGATCATCAGCTTGTTGTCCGCAAACACAACATGGCTGTGTTTTTACCCATTGAAGCCATTGGGTATTCTCCCAACGGCACATTTTAGGTTTAAGAAGAAATGAGGCTGGAGGTTCAGGATCGACAGTCACATTAATAACGGGTTTTATAGCATCTAAACGCGCATTCATTGCTGATAGTGCTGTCACTTCATTTGGAACAATATCAGCTTCAGGAAAACCGCCATGCACTCTACGATCTTTAGTTTTATCAGGCCAATTTAAGATACGGCGCAATATAGCATCAGGTAATTTATCAACCAGTTTATGCATCACGGCAAAAGCAAAAAAATCAGGTATCGTCAGCGAATGGCTATCATCTAATCTCAAACGACTACGAATAGTATCTACCATCCAAGCAATACGATTTTTATGAGCCAATTCAGCAACCCATTCAGCTGATGAATGGCGAATATGATTATCATGGTACCAACAAGTCCGTATCACACCGTCTTTATGCCATGTGGTTGTTAATTCATGATGATGATAACTGTCATGCTTATCGTTAATCTGACAACAATGGATATTTCTGCCTATCCACATATTCATCGATGACAATCCTCCCATAGCTTGGAGAACTTTTTTATTATTCAAAAAATCAACAATGCCCTTGTTATCCAATAATGGCTGTTCATTTCCTGTTAATGCCCCAGAAGGCCATTTATCTAAACTTTTTGGTACATCGCTAATAATCACGCGCGAATGTGGTTTAAATTGCTTAAGCAACTCCGCTCCAGGCTTCAATAAAACAACGCCAAGGTCAGACTGAATATAGGGCGTTAAGAGTAGTTTCATTAAATCTCATCCTCAACTTTATATTCAGCCCATAACCCTGCAATCCACTTCACACCTTTAGTAGTAAACCTTGATTGTGCAAAAGCGTGGTTATTTTTTTGGTTCGTTCCCGTTTTTATCTCAAAGCGACCAAGATCGACATGAGTTTGATAAGGCGTAAACGTATTATTCAAGCGATACATAATTTTCTTATCAATTAAAAAACAACGAAAATCGGTTTCTTTCGCCTGCAGTAATTTACACACTTGTCGAAATGTCATAGAACCATGGGATAAAACATAATTATCAACAAACTGAGCCTTAGGTGTCGCAATCGCCAGTTCACTTTCCAATTTTTGTTTTTCTTCTGCTAAGTCTGCTGCTAATCGCAATGCTTCTGGTAATGTTTGAGGAATGACTGGCTGCATTTTTGATTCTAATTCCTGCCAGCGATCAACTATTTTTGCTGTGAACTGAGGTGACAATCGAGCTACCAACACCAGAGAGTCTCTTTTATTAAAACGATATTCAGTATATTGATTGCCGTTATGTTCAAAAGGGAACTCAGCCAATGGCTGGGTTAAAATTTGAGCAACAAAAAGCCTATCGGCAGAACGCTTAACATCGGAATGATTACTTCCCGTTAAACTGGCAATCTCTCGACTCGACATAGTTAATTCACGATTCATTATGGGTAATACTGAAACTTCCATTATTTTTTGCATCATGCTATTTCTCTCCACGTTTTACTCGTGACCGTACATCACGTGATTAAATGGGCAGATTATTCTCTCCTTCACAATATCCATTAACATCAACTCAGGCATAAGTACCCCATAACCCCAATAATGTCACTACAAACCAAAAACCAACGAACAAAATGTATTTAGTTAGCATTACTGAGTCTCCTGTAACATTTCTATCGCTTGCTTCCAAATGCTGCTCCATGCTTGGCGACCTGAAAACTCACTCATACGACGAATGCCTGTTTTACCTGCTAGCTCAAGTGCAATTTCTTCAATGCGGTTTTTAGGTTTAGACCGAGAGCCAATCAAGCGGGAAAAGGCACTATCACGTTCAACGGTGTCAACTTGAACCTTTAGCTCATCCTTTGGCTTTTGACTACGAACGAATAGTTCATCAAAGTGTTTACGTAACTTACGAGGACTTAAAATGTTTTGGTACCAGAATGAGTCTTTGTTGGCCCAATCGAACAAGGCACAAATTTGCTCATGGGTACGCCCATCGATTTGACGCATCAAACGAATATCGTTCGCCCAGTCATACCAAGTAGGCTCTAGCGCAGATGGATTTAGTTTTTTAACACGACCAAACATCCATTTCGCCGTTTTTAAATCACCTTCATCGCCCCATTTTTGGAAGTTAGCGCTGTAAATCACTGCTTCAGGATAACGAGTTAAAAAATCATTTTTCGGCTGGTCGCTGGATTCGTCAGAATTCTGCGACGAATGATCTGTTTCTGTTGTACTCTCTGAAGTAATCTCTGTTGTATTCTCTGTAAGATCAGGCCATTTTGACCCGTTCAGAACAGTGCATTTTGAACTGTTTGACGGTTTCAATTTGCGCTTATCGATAAGGTCATTTTGAACTGCTCGATTAGATGTATTATCACTGTTCGATTGGGTCATATTGACCCCATCAGTTAGCAGATGGTGATCGTAGTTAATCGCATAATAATTAGTACGGTCATGGTTCGATTTATTGATTTGCTCAATGCGTAAAACACCCTGCTTTTTCAAATTAGTAAAAGCACGTTTAATCGTTGATTCAGAGAAAAAAGGAAATTGATTCTTCCACTCTTCAACTGTGTTATAAATCCAGCGTGAGCCGTCATATTCAACACCTGAAGTAGTTTCAGTTAGCCAATATTGAATTTGCTGTAACAGCATCGCCTCATTTAAACCAAGACGTACCGCTAATTCAGGAATAACGACTAAAGGGCGACTTTTTAGTAATAATAAACTCATCTTGCCACCTCATTACTTAATACGTGTGTACTTCTCTTTAAAACGCTGTACAGGTTCACACTGTGGGTCGTCACAACCATCAAGCATAAAAATAACGCGCTGTTTTTCTCTGTCATAACGAACAACATGAACAACGATACCTCGGTGATTTTTATAGTAGCGATCAAGTTGGTTTGGGTTCTCATTGTTCATTGCCTCGTCCTCAGCCCATTCTTTGAATTAAAATCATCTACCAGCCAACGCATAAATTGGTAGTTGGTTTCTTGGTAGCCATTTGGTACTTTAATTTCATAGACAAAACGGCCATCACGTATTGAAGCTCGCACTTGCGTGCGACATGCTAAGTTTGATAATCTACTCATGCTAATTTCTCTTCACACAATTGAAATTTGCAAACCGAAGCCAGCGACCGTACATCGTTGGCTTCACCCTTTCTAAAGCCCATCATTATTTTTTCTTCCGATGTAATGAGATAAATGCATTAACAAATGCACGACCACTTGCTATTACGCGATCTAGCATTACGTTAAGTTGTTTCTCTTCTTCACTATCAACAACGCCATCCTCTAAACTTTTTTCTAAAAAAATTGCCAGTTCGCCTTGTTTTGAACCAACTTTGTTGTGTAGACGAAATAACTCAGGTTCATCTATCTCGTCGGGTTTAATACGTTCCACCAGCAACATTCCAGACTCACGAGCAATGAATTCAGCAAACAGAACAGTTTTAGAAATATCTTGCATGGCTAACAGTTCGTTTAAATCAAATGAACGACAGCCGTTTTTTTCATACAGCTTGTTATTGAATGATGTTAAAGACAGGCCAAGCGCACCAGCCATCGCTTCACGCCCACCAGCTGTTGCCTCACACATTTCTTTCACTACTTGTTTTATTGATTGGTTACTCATAAATACCTCTCTTTATTAAAACCACAGCCATTGGCAAAAAGTCTTGCGTGGCATCACGTAATACTTCCCTGGGTTGTTCCGGTAAAACCGTTTGGCTTTTAGCTCATGAAGCTTCATCCAGCGCTTACGTTTTGCTAATATTCGTGGGCTAATACACTCGCTAAACATTATCCCTAGTGGGATCATCACTAAGGACGCAAATAACATACCGATAAGGGATGACTTAACATGCTCGATATCTTCTTGGGTCACTTGGTCTCGTTTCTCAAAACCAGCCTCAGTCTTATTACTTTCTTTTGGGCTATTTTTTCCTTTTTCTTGGGAACTTGGCTTGGTCATTCCCTCGCTCGCAGAAGAGACAAAAGAAAGGAATTCAATGCCATTGCAGATCCGTTGTTCTTGCTTCTTGATAAATTCCTCGACGATTGTAAAGACGGGAAAAGAGACATGCCCCGCATCACTCGTGATGACTTCAGAGCCTTGCGCCCTCACTTGACCACAAGACAATGCAACAACTATAACCATGCCGTAGACAGCTTTTTTGATACTCTTAAAAGCAATGAGCTTTATGAGAACGATTGGATTTATCCTGTTATTAGGAACCCTGCAGAGATGATCCCCAATATCAATAACCTTATGGTTTTTATTAAACGACGTTAATTTTATTGAGTGATTCATTTCCTACCACCATTGATAAGTTCTTGTAGTTAACTGCTTTAAACTGTTTTGCTATTGTTTATTTCAATAAAGTAAGTATAAAAATCATTGTTGAGTTCCCCGTAAATAAGACCAATCAACATCAGGCCTTAGTTCTTCACATCGAACCACTCCTGAAGTTACTTTTTCTATTTCAGGGCAACGTCGTGCTGGAATTTTTCGAGTTCCATTGATCCATTGATTTACTGTAGGCGGTGAAATACCCAAGCGTTTAGCCATTTCAGACTGCCCACCGACATAATTACATGCTTTTTTTATTGCGGTTGTGGCACTTATTTGATCCATTATTCAATTACCTCCGGCCTATATTGAAATACAATGTTAGGCTAAGCCTAATGTTAAATCAATAGGAATTGCCTACACAATATAAAGATAAGATAATTAGGCTATGCTTAATGGTAAAGATTTAGGCCGAGCGATAGAGCAGGCAATTAATAAAAAACTATCATCAGGATCAGTTAAATCAAAAACTGAGATTGCTCGACATTTCAATGTAAAGCTACCATCTATTTATGATTGGATAAAAAAAGGCTCCATTTCAAAAGATAAGCTACCTGAATTATGGAGTTATTTTTCTGATGTTGTTGGACCTGAACATTGGGGCTTAAAGGAGTTTCACCTCCCAGTAAATAAAGCTGAATCAAGATGTACACATGATGAACATCAACTTAATAGCCTTATTCATGCTTATATGTCAGCTTCGGCAGAAAGAAAAGAAATAATAAAATATCTTTTGCTGCAAAATAATACAAAAGAACCTTCTTGGGTTAATAGTGATACTAGGGCATACATTATAACTTTAGAACGACAAGCCTCTGAATGGTTAAATAACAATAAAAGCAATAAAAAATCCTCAAAGCGTCCAGCTTAAACTCATTTGGTCTGATGGAAACTTGTTAAGCTAGGCCTTTCCTAATTATCTACTCAATTGATTTTGATATAAAAAATAATCATCGTCTAATTTCATTTAATTTATTAGGCATAGCCTATTGACTAAAGATTAGGCTTAGCCTAATATCATTTATAACAATAAGCTAAATTTTTATATGTGAAGGAAAAGTAAATGATAACTGAACCAGTAATCATACTTCCAGTAAGTTTCACTGATGAAGATATTGCAAACTAGATGCTGAAATAGACGAGTACAGAATCAAAAGTGCTATTCAAACACAAAATAAATGATTTTTATGTGTGAAGAGAACGTGTGAAGAGAAACAATGGCTGACTGAGTCTTTTACCATTAAAAGGGGTTGTGGTGATAATGTTCTGCTCAGTCAGCCATTTTTATAAAGTTAGTTTTATAACCAAAGAGCGTGGGCGTGAAAAAAAGTAACCTGCAGCCAGCTAGAAATCCGAATCCCAATCGGGCTGATGCAACCACAGGTGGTCCACTCTTTTTGATTATGACTCTAACAATAAGTAAGGGTACTAATATTACTTGTGAAATGTCTTATCCGGGTTGTATCAACTCGCTAGTGCCCTTTCTTATTGTGTGAAGAGATAACATGAGGTTATAGAAATGAGCCAAGAAGATCGTAAGACAAATGTCCCTGACTTTCTTTCTGAATTAGATGCTGGCGTTTTTGAAAATAAAGTCTCTGCTGTTTTAAATGATGTGGCTTTAGGCGTTTTAAATAATGGTGGAAAAGGCAAAGTCACTATTGAATTAGATTTTGCTCGCCTTAGTAATTCAATGGAAGAAAAACGAGTTGAAATAACTCATAAGCTTAAATTCTCTGCACCAACACCTAGAGGAAAACGGACTGAGGAAGATACCACCAAAACACCTATGTACGTGGGTAAAGGCGGCAAGTTGACCATTATGCAAGAAGATCAAGGTCAATTATTTTCTTTACAAGGTCAGCCCGATGGTAAATTAAAAGCCATTAATTAGTTTTCTTATTTTTAATTAAACCTATCCATTTAATTTAATACTTTTAAATAAGTAGGAGTCTACTCATGTCTCAATTAGACGGTAATGCTATTTCGCAAATTCAAGATATGACCGTGGCTTCATTAAGCCTCGAAGCAATAGAAAAATCTCTTTGTCCAGCGATTGTGCTTCCGAATGACTTTAAAGTAAGTAGTTTAGAAAATTTACAAGAAGGTCGTTTCCGTTTTCGCGGGGAAATGAAAACAACCAGTATCAGCGACTTTGTTAAATACTCAATCAAGAATGCAATTGATGAAGGTGTTAGCTGCTTTATTGATGCCGATGAAATGAGTGTCGAAACTATTTTTAATCTCGGCACAATAGGTAAAGCAGGTCATGCTGATAACACTGCTATTGTGAAATTAAAACAAACCGCCCCATTCACAGCATTATTAAAAATGGATGGTGTTAAATATCGTCAAAAACAATTAGCCGAGTGGTTAGAAGATTGGCACGATTATTTAATGGCATTTGATGCTGACGGTAATGTTTTAGATATCAAACAAGCTATTTCTGCTGTTCGTCGTATTACGATTGAATCAACACGCTCTGCTGAACATGAAAATGCTGATTTTAGTGCTAAACGCTCAGTGTTAGAAAATGTTGAAGCAAGAAGCAAAGACATTATGCCTGCTACATTCCAGTTTACTTGTACTCCTTATGACGAATTAAAAGAACGTAGCATTAAATTACGTTATAGCGTACTCACTGGTGATGATATTCCCGTTTTAGTTCTTCGAATCATTCAACTTGAAAAACTTGAAGAACAAATCGCTCAAGAGTTTCGAGATATGCTTTGCAATGAATTCAATGAAAGCAAAATCGAAACATTCATTGGTAAATTTTCAGCGTAATTAATCGCACAAATGCCACTAACTTGGTGGCATTTGTAAATTGTGTGGAGAGAATAATGTCTTATATTGCAACAGCAACAAATAAACATTTCTATTACCTAGATGTACGGATCGAAGATATAGACATTCAAGATATTGCGACAGGTTTAGCTAATGAGTGTCGCTTTAATGGACAGATTGATAATTTCTATTCTGTTGCTCAGCATTCTGTATATGCAAGTTATTTAGTTGCACCTGAATTTGCTTTAGAGGCCCTACTTCATGATGCCAGTGAAGCTTATGTCAAAGACCTACCGTCACCACTTAAAAAGTTATTGCCTGAATATAAATTAATTGAATTGCGTGTGGAAAAAATGATCCGCAAAAAGTTTGGGTTACCTGAAAATATATCTGATGAAGTCCATTTTGCAGACCTAGTGATGTTAGCCACAGAAAAGCGTGATTTAGACATTGATGCAGGTAGTAACTGGTTAATGCTTGAAGGTATTCCAGCTAGCGATTTTGCTGTCACCCCGCTAACCCCTCGACAAGCAAAATCCCTATTCTTACGCCGTTTTAATGAACTTTATAAAGAGAAAAAGGGCTAATAACCACCAGCATTGACTAATATCTATTTAAACTGTGTACGGACAGTGTGGAGAGAAAAATATGCAAATGTTGACTTTAGAGGAGTGGGCGCAAGAAAGATATAAAAGTCGTCCACCAAAGTTAGGAACGCTACAACGATATGCTCGTGGTGGCCTGTTCTACCCACCAGCAAGGAAAGAAGGTGGCATTTGGCGCGTGAGAGAAGATGCCGACCTTGTCGGTAATTTGACATCACCGGTTATCAATAACAACGATAACCTTATTTTACAGAGGATCCTCAAAGATGGCTGCCAGACCTCGTAAAAATAACGTCAATATTCCTAATCTTTACCCATTACTTAGTCGTAAATCCAGCAAGGTTTATTGGCGTTATCGCCATCCTGTAACAGGTAAATATCATGCCCTCGGTGACAATGAAGCCGAGGCGAAAGCAATAGCCATTGAAGCTAATACAAGATTAGCAGAACAACGAAGCCGACAAGTTATGGCTATTAGTGATCGAGTGGCAAAAATTAAAGGTAAAGAAATCACGGTTAATACTTGGTTAGATAAATACTGGGCTATTCAAGAAGAGCGTTTAAAAGAAGGTGATATAAAGCCAAATACCTATAAACAAAAAAGGAAGCCAGTCGATTTAATGAGGCAAGCCTTATCCATGAAACCATTACCCGCAGTTGATGCCAGAGATATTGCTGGGATCCTTGATGAATATAAATCTAATGGCCAGCACAGAATGGCACAAGTTATTCGTTCTGTTTTAATTGATGTATTTAAAGAAGCACAACATGCAGGTGAAGTTCCTCCTGGTTATAACCCTGCCCTCGCCACTAAACAACCGAAACGAAAAGTAACTCGCCAACGCCTTAATTTTGATGAATGGAAAAAGATATTTGAGATTGCTGACAAACAACATCGTTATATGGGCAATGCCATGTTGCTTGCACTTATTACAGGCCAACGATTAGGTGATATCTCGGCAATGAAGTTTAGTGATATTTGGGATGATCATTTACATATTATCCAAGAAAAAACTGGCACCAAATTAGCTATTCCATTATCACTACGTTCTGAACAATTAAATATGTCATTACGTGAAGTTGTTGCTCGTTGTCGTGATCGCGTTATTAGCCCTTATCTTATTCATTATTTTCATACCACTTCACAATCTAAACGTGGTGATCAAGTTACTGCAAATACGCTAACGACTAACTTTAAAAAGGCGAGAAATAAAACGGATATTGATTGGGGAGAAGGAACGCCTGCAACATTTCATGAACAGCGCTCTTTATCTGAAAGGTTATATCGAGCACAAGGTATAAACACTAAAGATTTACTAGGTCATAAAAACCAAATTCAAACGGATAAATACCATGATGATCGAGGGAAAGATTGGATAAAAATCGTGATTTAATTGCTCAAATTTCAGGCGGTTTTGATAACTCGTTTTGATAACTTTTTGATAACCGTTTCAATATTGATAATAAAAAACGGGAACTAATAAGCTCCCGTTAACTATTTATCAAATCAACAATTACATATGTTTGATAATCGCGTCACCAAACTCGCTACATTTCAGCAGCTTAGCACCGTCCATTAGACGTTCGAAATCATAAGTAACGGTCTTCGCTTCGATCGCGCCTTCCATACCTTTAATGATTAAGTCAGCGGCTTCTGTCCAACCCATATGGCGTAGCATTATACCCATAATAATTAAGTAACTTATTAAATAAATTATAATTATTGGAGTGGTAATTTGTTTTTTATGTGATATTGGTTTGTATGTAACTGGTTGATTTTTAGTTTGAGTTGGGGTGGTTTTGGGGAAATACTTTAAATAAAGAAGAACCTAATTAATAAACTTAATTAAAGGGAAAATAAGAGTTATTAAAAGTCAAAGATGCAAATCAAACAAGTCAAGTTTTATCAACTGTTACTCTACTATATTAGTTACTATGCATTTATAGATTTAAATTAGTAGAATAAATAATATTTATATTTTCAGAAGAAAAAGTAGCAACAGAATTAATTTCAACAAAAATCATTTTTTAAATTGTTTTCCAAGATAATTTACATCATCAGTCACCAAGCATGCGTCATTAACCAATTGTTATATAAGGTATTAAAGATAAAATCAAGCATAATTATCTAAAAAAATATCTTCAGTGTAAATAAAAAAATTTTTATATAATAGTGAATACATTGTTTGATTTTATAAAAAAATCACCTATCATCAACCATATCTATTAATTAATGAATTTCATAATGTTTGGATGATAAAAAATGAAATATAGAGATTATTTGTTGTCAGCAAAAAGACATAGTCACGCTTGTAAAATATTACAAGAAAAGATTGATATTACAGATAATACTCCAATCAATGATGATGATAAAAATTATCTTGCTTTAAACCTATATTACCTATCAGGCTATATTATAGAGTGTTCTTTGAAATTCAAAATATTCGAATCTTTTGGTTTTGAGCATGATTTGGACATAACTAAAGACACATGTAGTACCAAAGGTATAAACTATAACAAAAAAATAAAAACTCATAACTTTATAAAATTACTCGAATATCTACAAACAAAAGTACCGGATATATCATATAGTAGTGATATTGAAGAAATAAATGACTTATTAAGTAAATGGCAACCAGAGTTACGATACATACATGCAACTATTGATTATGAAAAAGTTAAGCAATTATATACCCATGCTAAGTTATTTTTAAGAAAAATATAAGGAAATAAAAAATGTTAAAATCTATTGATTTTATTAAAAGACTTGAAATGGACTTAAATGATAACATTGAATCTAAAAATATTATAGATTTCTTTATTGAATTAAGAATAAATCAAGATATAGACATATATATAGCAAGTGATAAAATAAAAAATACAAATGAGTTATTTTTAAGAAATATATTTTTAAATGAATTAGATAACAAAAAACTTCACATTGACATAATTGATGAAAATAAATATATAGATGATGATTATAGATACCTATTTGAAGGTGATAAAATATCTTATGGACTAAGACGTTCTCTTAGTGCTTTATTGAATATAAAAAATAAAAAAAAGAATCATAATAACTTAGTTACTTTTTATAGCTATAAAGGAGGTGTAGGTCGAACTACCTCTTTAGCCCTAACGGCAACTTATTTAGCGAGAAAAGGAAATAATGTCTTTGTTATAGATTGTGATTTTGAAGCTCCTGGATTAATAAATTTTTTTAAAACATCACAATCTGACAATAACAAAAATGGTCTTGTAGAATATTTAAATGATAAGTTATTTATTGATAACTCCAACTTAGATGACTATATATACCATATAGAAAAAACCTATTCTGGCAGTGGGATAATTAATTTAATGCCCGCAGGAAATATATTATCTAATCAAGAAAATATTATAAATTATCTCGAAGGATTAGCAAAGATTGATCTGCAAGGAGACATGTTAGTTAAGATTTTTGATGATTTAATTAATGATATAAAAAATTCATTTAATCCGGACATTATATTAGTAGACTCAAGAACTGGATTTAATAATACTTTTGGTTCACTAGCTCAATTATCTGATCATGTTGTGGTATTGGCTGGAGATGATATACAAAATCAGCCAGGACTTGAGTTCGTAGCAAAAACACTCAATGAATGTGAAATTGATACTAGTTTTATTTTATCAATAATCAGTAGTAATTATAGTCGCAGATATAATAATTTTGTACAACAAGTTCATAGATTAACATCTTATGATTCTGAAATATTCTATTTTGATAGACAGAATACTTTAGAATTTATAGGTACTCCATTAGAAGATAATGACGATCTAAATGATTTTATTGATGGTGAAAATGGTTCTGGCCAATATCAAAAATTCTTTAACCATATAAATCAAATACTAAAAAAGCCCACTGATTTAGATGCCCATACGATAGAACCATTAATCAGTGATACAAGTAACTTATCTCATATTGCTGAATCTGAATCTGAATCTGAATCTGAATCTGAATCTCAAAAAACATCCTCTTTTTCTGATTTAAGTATACAAGATAAAATCTTAAATAATATAAAAGATAAACTCCCTAACTTATATGCTGAAAATATTAATTATTCAGATAAATACGTAAAAGAACATTTTTATTATCGTCAATGTATGGAAGATCTTTTTATTCCTGAAAAAACTCTTTTATTAGGTGATAAAGGAACTGGAAAAACGGCATTTTATAAAGTTTTACAAAATAAAGATTTTTTTTCAAGTCTAATAACTAAATCACAAAAATCACATTTAAATATAGATGTGTTAAATATAACTAATTTTGATAATGATAACTTTGAATTCATTGGGTTTGACGATTACATAAAAGATGAATTATTTATAAAGAAATTTTGGATGTATTTTATATGGTTATCATTAAAAACCAGAAGCGAATACTTAAGCAGTGATAGTGAATATATATTCGACATGGGTAAACTTGATGTAAGAGAAAAAATAATAAATGTGATTAACACTCCAGAATCTTATGCTCAAATAGAGTCTGATCTTGACGAAGTTAATAAAAAACTTAAATATTCAGATTCTAATTTAATTATTACATTCGATTATTTAGATAATATAGTCAAACCTTTCCTTTGGAATGATGTAATATCTCCATTAGTTAAAATCGCAGTAAGATTTCCTTATGATAATATTCACCCTAAACTATTTCTTCGTAGGGATTTATATGAAAGATTAGGAAACCTAACAAATAAAAATTCATTTAGCAGTAGAATTATTAATTTAGAATGGTCACAAAATGAAATATTTTCTTATTTTTTGAAAATTATTTTCATACATTCAAATAAAGACTTCTATAAATTTTTATCAAACTCTTTAGTTAGCAAGACATTTCTAAAAGATTTACCTAGAAAATTAAAAAGTAAGAACCTCACTCACAATCAGTTACCATTAGATACACATATAATTAAACCTATTGTTAATGCATTTTTTGGTTCACCTAGGCCAAAAAGGAATGGAAAACTAAGTACTGCTTATGATGATCTATATAGAAATATACAAAGTGCTGATAAAACAGTTAATTTACGTCCTTTTATTGATTTAATTACCAGCGCAATAGAAGAACAAGAAATTCAGGATTATGAAAAAAAATACAGAATGAGCTCTATAATTGGATTAGCATACTGTACAAGTAAACAAGTTAGAAAAAAAGCTGTTGTGAATTATCTAGAAGACTTGTGGAATGAAAAAGGAAATGAAATAGTAAAATACTTCTGTATGGATTTTTCAAATAATAAGATAGATCCATCTTACAAAAAAAATATTTTATCTGAAGAATTATTTGAAAAATTACTTATTCAAATAAAAAGTAACAATCATTCTGATGAAGCCATAAAAAACGGAACTATCGAAGAATTCAAACAAATATTAATTGCTAACAAAATAATTACTCCTTATATGGTTGGAAATAAAACAAGATATGGATTTGCGTATTTATATACTAACTTCCTAGGAATTTAACATTTACATTTATTAAGCCACCTATTATATAGGTGGCTTATATTCAGTTAATATATTTTATTGATAATCCTTAGTATCAATATACTGCACCACATCATCCGTACTTGAATTTGCACTAGGCCCCGGCAATACCGTTAATTGCCATCGCATTGGTACGATTTTAGTGCCTGAACCACAACTTCCCACTTCAATAACGGCATGTTGATAACGAGGAGTGGATATGCAGAGCAATACGTTATGGTTTGCTACATAACCATTTGCAAGGATTGCTTTTTTTGACTAAAAATAATGTGAACCATTGAGGACATAAAAGGGGATACGTTGCTCTACATGATGTTGCCGATGAGCATCACGTATCCGTTCACTCACAAAAATCTGTTTTCCCCGAAAACGTATCCCTGTATTGCGCTTGGCCCAATCAATATTATCATCCTGATAAGACGCATTCACAAACTGACTGGTTGCACAGACTAAAGGCAAGCTATATGGAGTCTCTACACTCCCCTCCCGTAATAACAATGCCATTGATTGTCCTCGGGTAAAAGGCAGATAGTCCGTATTAAAGACCAGTGTTCCATCTTCACTGTACAGTGATAACCCCCAACGTCTCTTCGGGGTCAAAACCATTCCTGAAACGAAAACACACACATAAATGTCTGTTTGGGCTGAACTGTATAATTGCTTTTTATGCGCTAAATAGCTCACTTCCGCTTGAGGGTTGGTAGCATGATAAAACACAACACACTTATCTAAATGCGGTAATGTTGTCGGCAAAGACCAATAGCGCCCGCCTTCAAGGCGGATTTTTTGTCGAAACACACAATAAGTCATTTGTGTATTACGTGTAATCGCACTTCGAAATCCCTGAAAGGCTCCATACCACTCCACACCATACGTTGGTTTTGTACTATCCGGTAACGGGATACCATAAATATCGACCACCATATTGGCTCTTTTGGCCATCTGTGGGTCTTGAACCTGAACATTGTCATAAACATACTCATAACGTAATACAGGTCCTTCCATTCGGATATGCGTTATTCCCTGAAAATACGCATAATCATTCACCGCCATATACACAGAAGCCACTCTTGGGATGGCGAACGCCTCATACCCCATGGCTTCATGAATGACTTTGCTCCGTGTTTTTTTCGGTTGTCGATAATGGGGCCAATCTTCTGGCCCTATCTGATAAGAGGTTAAATAACAGAGAATTTGCGTATCACGCGTTAAACGGTAAGGTTTACCGCCTTCAGCAGGAAAAATTTCAAGACCATACATAAATCAATTCCCTAGATAACCGATTTTCATCACAAGGCGTTTTTTCTCATCTTTGATGACCAATTGATTATTGGTGATATTTAATGCCCCATTACCACCCGTAAAGCGGAAAATATTGTTTTTTGCATCCAATAAAAAGCCATTCCCTTTATCAAATCCCGATGATTTAAAATAATTGAGTACTACTAGTTTCTGTATCCACGCTTTATCCATTAAGGCTTCATGAATAACCACCTGTCCATTCTTCACGACAAACGGTGTCACCACTTTGCCATTTAATGACGATATCACCGCAAAGTTTTGGGCATTAACCAGAAATTGGCTATTTCCTTGCGCATTAAATCCTAAGCCAATGCCGGTAATGACTTTATTCCCTTTGCTATCCTGCTGGACTTTCATTGTCCATGATGCGGAAATTTTGCCATTTAAATCAGTGACCACTTTCGAGGTTTGCTCTATTTTGGCTGAACTTGTACCCACTTGGCTTTCTAGGCGAGTGACTTGCTGAGCGGTAGCCGTCATTTTTCCATCGATATTCGACACCCGCGTATTTAACGCATTCACCACACTGCTATCAGCTTTCCCCTTAAGATTTGAATTGAGCGTTGAAATCTCTTGTGTTTGCGCTTGCTGTTTCGAGGTGAGGGTTCCTAATGATTTATTAATCGCGGAAACATTCCCATTCATCCGTGTTTCCAATGACTGTCTGGCTTTCGCTTCCGCTTGGTCACCTGTAACTCGCGCTTGCTTCTCAGCGGAGATAAGTCCTGCGGTGACTTTCGATAAATCATTGCCAGTATAATCACCACGAAGTTGTGTAGCTAAGAATTGGCGTTGTTGAGCCTCCGCTTTATCAGCTTCAGCGCGAGCTTGTTGCTCTTGGTTAATTACTGCTCCTCGTGCAACTTGCTCCGCTAAAATCGCATCATGGTTCGCTTTCACTTGCGTATTTAACTCAACAACGGCTGATTGGTCAGCTTTGCTATTTATCTCACCCAATAAGTCTTGTGCGAGTTGGTCTCGGCTGATTTGCCCCGCTAATTCTTCAAGAATTAAATCGGTTTGAGCTGAGCAAACACCAGAAGCCTCCACAAACGGCGATTTGCCATAGCTGTTGATTGTTCGAACATAAAAATAATACGTATGTCCTGCTTTTAAATTCTCTTGCGTCCAGAAATTCCCTTGGCCAACTTTATTTGTTTTGGTGATCACTTCATTTTCAGAAAGATTAGCGAGTTTTTCCTCACTAAACCAAAATTCAAAGGTATAACCCAAGACAGCGCTATCGCCTTGTTTCGGTGCAACGGTCAGATTAAATAAGCCAGAGGTGACATCAATATGCTCAGGAGGCGGTGGTGCTTGGATAGCAAAATCACTGATAGCGGGTGCCGACATTGCCCCCGCCATATTCGTCGCTCTAACTTCAACACGATAAGTCCCTCGTGCTAATCCGTTAATATCAACACGCTCGGCCGGTACCTGAATAGATTGAATCACTTTACCATTTTGAAGGATATTAACCGTATTATAACGCACATCAGACGCCACATTCTGCCAAGAAAGTGTACCTTGTACGATGTCACTGACGGCAAGTGGAACAAAGGTAAGATTAATCGGTGAAGCAACACCGCCAGTGGGTAAACTCACAAATGGCGGACGCTCAAACGGTTTGCCAATCACATCTTCATATAAATAGGCACCATCCTCTTCCAACGTTAAAGCCACACCGTCTAAAGCATGGAAAGACCATTCGGCAATACGAAATTCCAGCCCACTAATCCCCAAAGCCGGTAATTCTAAAAGCACAACTTCCCCGGGGCGATAAGCATAGCCGTCTAAGTTCATCGTGAGTTGAACCCGTCTTCCTGCTTTCTTTTTACGGAGATATTGGCGAGCTAATCGTTGGGCTTGATAAGGGCTGGTGACAAAACGATAATCGATGTTCTCCCGAATTTCTAAGCCATCCTCTTTCACCCATTCGTCCACAATCACAGGCGTGAAGTCGGTTTTTGTGTACAACTGTTCGGCATCAATAAACGTGCCATACACCGCATTGGTCGCGTCTTTTAAACCTGTTTCAGGGGTACACGTGACAGTGCCAATCAATTGTGATTCGGTAATGGTTTTTATTGCAGGCCCATAATAAGCGCCGATTTGGATACCGTGTTTTCCTGCGGTGAACGTCGGTTCGGCATTAATGCATTTGTGCATCGCTTCCAAGACACTCGATGGACTCTCATTTAAGTCATAGGCACCATTAAGGGTATATCGCGACTCAAATCCACCTTCTGGTAGACTCACTTTTTCATCACATAAATCGGCCGCCTGTTTAAAGCTGTCAAAATCAATATCCGTATCAGGTACTTTTAAATAATGGCGGTAATAATCCAAAATGACTAAAGCCCCATTATTACTCCACTCGGTTTGCCCAGTGCGAGGATCAAACAGATGTTTTCCCCAGACTTCACATTTCACATTGGGTAATCCATAAGGGAATTTTTCTTGGTCAAACGTGAGTGTCACACGTAACCACGCCAGACCTCGACCAATCATATCCTCTTTCCATGACGGGCAATTTTTTAGCATAAAGGGATCGACATCTTCTCTGCTATTATGTAACTCCACTTCAACAACAGGTGCCGTGATTTTTAAACTCCTCAACCAAAGGTGTTTGACTTCATGAACGGTATATTCACCAAACGTCTCAATTAAATCGTCCCCTAACCAAATCTTCCCGATTTTTTCTATGGGGTGCCCTGCCAACGCTAATGCCAGTGTGATTTTTTCGTTTTCATCTTGTTCACCCGCCTCTTCTTCGGCAAAGAAAAGCAAACCCGATATCACTGTTTTTCCGACGATCACGGTTTCAGGCGCAAACGATGAACGTAACATCTGTTTGCGTTCACCCGTATCTCGATAATTCATGGAAGGTAGTTTAGGCTTAAAGATAAGCGAACCCGCGACTTGAACCACAACGCCTGCTGCCATCAGTGCCATGCCCATCGCCGAGGTCACGCCTCCGGTAAATAGCCCCGCAATCATTAAGCCCGCACCCACGACTTTTGAAATTAATCCACCACTCCCACCCATTATTCCACTCTCCACGCTTTGATTGGGTTAATCTGCACTGGCTTCACGCCTTGTGGAGTTACGCCCCAATAATGCCCCGCCCAGACCACTGCTAGACTGTCACCGTCCTCACCTTTAAACAGTACGAGGTCGCCACGCTGAACGCGCTCAATCTCAATGGATTTGAAATAACGTGAAACGGCTTTCTCTAAGGAGCCAAATTTGGATTTGATCAGATTGAAGGCTTCAGCTTTGGTTTTATAGTGATTGAGATAAGGCTTTATTGGCGAGAAACCGCATTGTGCGTCAATACATTCCGAGGCAAAAATACAACAATCAAATTTGCCCCATGAAAAAGGGCGATTCATGGCCGCCCTGATGGTTTCAGGTAATTTAAATGTCCAGTTGGGTTGTTTCATTATCAAAATGCCTAAAAACAAAAAAGCCGGCATAATGCCGACTTTTATATTCTCTGTTTATCTTTTAACTAAAAACGATAGCCAAGACCAAGCATCCATGTGCCCACTTTAAAAGCATCTAATTTAGTGTATTCGTAAGAAGCATCAATCGCGATATTGGGATATGGGTTAAATTGAAGACCCGCACCATAAGCGAATGCGGATTTACTTTGTTGATTTTCTTTCCCATTATAGGAAAAATTATTCAATGCCACTTCCATTTGTCCATGAGCTACCCCAACTAATCCATAAGCACTTATATAATCGTTAAAACGATAAACAGGTCCCGCAGCCAACGAGTAATAATCTAAATCAATACTCCCAATCTTTCGAGAGTTCCAGTGATAATCATACCCTTGATGCGTATAAACAAAGGAGCCAATCATTCCCCACTGATTATCGAATTCATAACGATACTTAACATTAAATCCTTTGGGTTTCTCTTTTAGTTTATCGCCATCCACTTTAGCATGACTTTGTGCATAACCTAATGAAAGCGTATTTTCACCTACGGCTTGTGCATTTGCTGCGCATAGCGATAGACTGGTCATAATAAGGGGAACTAAAAGTTTTCTACTCATTTTGTTTCTTCCAACAATTATTTATAAATAAATGAAGGTGCATCTTTCTTGCTGCCCCAATAAATCGCCCGTTCAGCCATTTGAGCAACATAGCGAAAGATACGATCACCTTGCCGTCGAGATGACCACGACTCATCGGTGAATCTATCGGGTAACCCAATTGACCATCGCTCGAATCGATTAGAAACATTAACACATACGGCATTTTCTTCGCCAGACACCACATTAATCGATGTGATTTGTCCGACAAATAAGATTTCAGCAAGAAGCGGTTTTCCCTCTTCACCGATGGCAACCATCATCAACCGCACTTCTCGCCCTCGACTTTGCTCATTCATCACCATCCCCACCAGCGATTTATCAAAACCCGCTAATTTAAGCTGTAATTGTGGGGGACTGGTTGTCTTATTTTCTTTTAGCTGACTGATTTCGCCTAAACTTCCTACACCTAAATAGGTTTCCCCCGCAATAATCAGTTGCCCAACACCGGTATGCGCACAGGTCACGCCTGATTTCAAATCGAGTCTGGCAGCTAAAACGATATAAGCCCCCTCATTAATCGCGTTGACCATGGCATCAGAAAATGGATGATATTGCATTAGTACAACACCTCCTCAAAAGATAACGTGATATGGGTATACCCCAAGCGACGATGCTGAAATTTACCCTGTTCATTATCAACAAGCCGAAAAATCCCAAAAGGACGCTCAACCTCAAGAATTTCATTAACAGTAGGTGACGTTCTTAACATCGGCGAAATAAGAATAATGGCACGGCCTTGATTATCACTGACCACATCCGCCACCACCATTTTGAGTTCATTGCCCACAGTTAAGCGATCCCCTAGCTGTAACACACGCATATTGCGCTTCCAGTCCTTTGTTTCTAACTGATTACCCAATTGGCTCGGTATTGCAATACGAGGCGAACCATACCCATAACGCCCTTTTCTTATCCAACTGGTTATTTTGACTCGCCCCGACATCCCATCCAATGAAGCCACCAGCGCTTCTAACTGGCGCGATTTTTCTTCATTTAAATTATTAAATGTCAGCTCACAACACCAACGACTTCCCGGAAAGCGTACCGTTTGACTACTTCCATTAAATGGCGAGGTAAAAGTTTTGCTGTTACTCAATAATTGCCAGTTTTCCTGTGTGGGGATCACCTCTTTTGGCCATTCAAGAATAGACATTTAAACTCCTAATGTTCTGCGTGCTGCACCATTACTTTGAAAATCTTGTAACATCATCGCGTGAGCTTTCTGTGCGCCTGCTTCTGTCCCTTGTTGTGCGGCTTCCTTCATTGCCTGCGCAAGTACAGCGTCACCATTTCCCGTCACCGTAATATGATTAACGACCGTCATTTGTACACCACTCGCACGGGCTAACGTCGGTTGCGGTGTAACCGGTATTCGCCCTGCGACCGCCCCCACAAAGCCACCTGAAGCATAACCTTGCGCCGCATGCATTAAGCGATAGAGATTGCCAACACCCAATTTAGCCGTCGCTTCTTTGGTAAAAACAAACTCACCACCATGCACAATCCCTTTAGGCTCAAATTTCCCGCCGTGCCCCGTATAACCACCGTAAGCATGTCCTTTGCTCATCCATCCCATATCAAAGCCCATTGCCTGCCCACCTGCTTCAATGGCTTTGAAAACCAGCATTTTCATTACCATTCGAGTGATATCGGAAATCACCGCATTGGCAAAATCTTTAAAGCTTCCTTTGCCCGTTAAAGCAAAATCGGCTAATGCATCAGACATATTATTAAGGGCATTGGTGGTGACGTTTCTGACGTTCTCCATCACATCCATGGCCGACTCACTGAAATCCGATAAGCCTTGTTTTAATCCCACCATCGGATCGCCTTTCATGGCCTCTCGCTTCCTCAGCTCTTCCTCAATCTGCTGCTTAGTGAGTTCGACATTGCGTTGTAAATTCGCCAACTCTTTTTCGCCTAAATCCACACTGGCTTGCTGATACAGCACATCTATCTGACGAAGGGCATTAAGCTTTTCTTGCTCTGCGCGTGATTTTCCTATCAAGGTAGTTTCAAATTGCATCTGCTCAATTTCTTTACCGCGATCATAAGCAAATTGCGCAACCGAGTTGGCACGCGCTAAGTCATCAATGGCTTTCGCTTTTTCTTTGATCGTTTCAATCGCTTTGGGATCGATTTTTAAGATGGCATCAAACTTGTCTTTATTCTGTTTGATATCAGCTAAGGCGGATGTGTATTCATTAAAGGAAGAGGTAGTGCCATACAGCTGAATACTTTGTCCATCTGCAATCAGTGAGGCTTGTTTTTCCTCCAATTCCGTCAAGATTTTGGTGTATTGCTTGGCATAATCAATGGTGGATTTCTTTGGCTTATTTCTTTGAGCCAATAACGCATTTTGTGCTTTAATTTCTTCGGTCAAAGCGTCTTCATAACCTTTTTCTTCAGGTTTAATTCCCCGTCTTTTCAGCACATCTTCCGCATCCAACTTAGCCAGCTCAGCAGGAGAAGCCTTAGCTTTCATGATAGTACGCCGAGATTCAGCAATAGAATCCTCTATTTTTTTTGCGATGACCTCGCTCATATTAGCTTGACTATTTGCCGCTTCATCTGTCTTATTAATTAACGCATCAAAATCATAACCCAAGTTTTTTAATGTCACCCTAAATTGGTTAATGACACTCTCAGCCTCCTTTACTTTCGATGCATAACGCTGATATTCATCACTTTGCTTACCATGTTTTTCTTCAACCAATGCCAGCATTTGTCGCATACTGGCTCGCTGACGCTCTAATATCGTCAACTGTGAAGCCACCTCCCCCATCGCTGCATCAAGTCCGATTTTTGCTTCTCTTTGATTTTGCGCGATTATCTCTTTATAACCTTCATGGTCACCCGTAAAACTCAAGTAACTCGAGGCATTTAAGCTCCAACCGGACTTCGAGTCTGCTGCCAATTTTTTAGCTTTTTCTAACGATCCTTCAAATTTTTCAATCTGAGCATCAATACCTTCAGATAATTTGCCTATATTCGTCAGCAATACTTGATTATTCATTGCTTTTAAGGCTTCTGTTGATGTATCTAGAGCATTGGCAAATTCGATCGATTCTCTTTTAGCTTGTTTGATATGTTCGCTATATTCATAGACGCCCATTCCAACAGCCGTTATTGCCGTTAACGCCAGTCCAACAGGGCCACCAACTAATGCCAATGTCCCACTCAACGCTCTTCCTGCGACCGTGGCTTGACGGCGTGCCGTCGTTAATGCCCGCTGTGTCGCCGTTTCTGCTATCAGTGCTTGTTTGTATCTTAAAGAGGCTTCCGTCGCTAACGATTTTGTCGCAATCACTTTCTCTAAGGCATAACCTTCTGCCGCGGTTCCTTTCGCCACTTGATAACTCATTTTTGCAGAATTCAATGCCGATAATGCCGCCTCTTTATCCGCCCATGCCTTCCTCACGGCACTGGTTGCTGCCACACTGTTTGCCTCTGCACTCTGTAATGTGGCTTTGGCTTCATTCAATGTGGCTTGATTTTTTAAGTAAGTGGCTTTTGTCCATTGAGAAAGCTTGGCGACTAAAGCTGTAACTGCAAGTCCTTCTGCGATTTTAGCCACCGTCGATAAGTGATTAGAAAGTCCCTCTAAGCCCGACGTTAAAAGCTGAGTCGCACCTGTACCTTGATTGGCTTCACCAACAAACCTCGTCATTGCTGATTGTAAATTAGTAAAACCTTGACTAACGGTTGTCACACTGGAAGCAAACTTCTGATCAACAGAATTTTTGACTTTCTCCAATGCCTGAATGATTTTATCAATCGCCATTTCACCGTCTTGGGCTTTCTTTTTTAAATCCCCCATGGAGATCCCCATGCCTTCTGCGATGGCCTGTGCTAAACCAGGGATTTGCTCGATAACAGAATTTAAATCTTGCCCACGTAACTGACCTGCTGCTAATGCTTGGCCAAACTGAGTTAACCCCATTGCAGCAGAGGCAGCACGGGCTCCTGAAAGAGAAACCGCTTTAGAGACGGTTTCCGTAAGTTCAGCGACTTTCTGCTGGCTTAATCCTAGACGATCGGCATTATCCGCAAAACGCTGATAAACCTGTGCTGTGGCATCCAATGATTGATAGGTTTTTTGGGCAATATCATAGACGGCTTGTGTGGCTTTATTTAACTCGATAGAACTTTCCGTCACCAGTTTTAAGCGGTTCTGTAATTCTGTCCAACCATCGGCATAATTAATCACTTGCCGTACAGATAATGCACTTGCTGCGACGCTCGCAAAACGGGTAAAGAGTGCCGAGGATTTTGCAGTTTGCGATACCATTCGCTCTTGTTGTACGGTGATAGCTTGAAGACTGACGCGAATACTTTGCCCAAATTGTTCTGTTTGGCGCTGGCTACGGTTGATCGCATTTATGAAATTTGCCGTATTCAGCGTCAAATCGATATTTAGTCTCCCCAATGCACCAGCCATAAAAACTCCTTAAAACAATAAAAAAGCCCCAACAAAGGGGCTATCGATGAGCCAATACATTCTGAGTAACACTATCCCACTCTTCAGCTTCTGTGGGCTTTTTCTGCCACATTGGCATAAAGTCAGTTAATTGAGGTGGGGTAGATTTCGGATCACGATTTATCATCGCGAGAAGATGTGCCACTTGTGCCATCCGATAATCCTCTCGCCACAAACCAAAGGGTTGTTTACGATAAAAGGCCTCATATTCACACAAGTGGCTTTCAGGCATTTGCTCGATTTCTGCGAGCGTTTTTCCCAGTGCCAGCGACAATATCAATTGAAATTGTCGCCGTTCTCCAAGTTTTTTTCGCTGTTCCCCGCTTCGGCCGTAAACACCGCATTAGAGAACCCTTGCCCTAGACGATTAAGGCCTTTTAAGTCTGCTTCATTTTCAGCATCAAAAAGCAGTTCCCCTTTTTCATCACACAACTTAAAGGCCAGCATTCTGGCGACATCATATTCATCGTAGACACGATTTATCGCCTCATTAAATTGTTCGGGATCGTCTTCGTCTAAGTAAATATCCTGCGCTTCGGCAAGCTTAATTTTAATTTGACGAAGTTTGCGCTGAATGTAATTCATGGTGCCAACATCCAGCTCTTTGACATAAAAGGTGTTGTCTAAATAGGTAAAAGGCGTCACTTTCAGTGCTTGGTTTAACACTAATTCACGCAATAACGCGTTAGACATAATCACTCCTAAGATTTTTTATCGAGAAGGGAGAAGAGAAATAATGAGGTGGATGAGTTACGGGTTATTTCTTCGTATTCAAATAATCACGGCCAGACAATTTAATCGAGATCCCCGAATCCATCATTTGCCCTACACTGCCATCAATGTTCATGCCCGTTTCGACGGAGCCGTAATAAAACATGGAGCCTTCATCTCGCGTTAAGACCATTTTCACTGCGAATTTTTCTTTGCTGTTTTCATATTTACGCAAGAGACGCTGCACCTCACTGGAGCTATACCGTAAGAAAAAGGTCAATTTAATTGAGCCGTATTCCGTATCGCCAGATTCATATTCCTTGCCATCACTGCAAATGGTAGTGACATCAATTTGTTCGGTTGTTGAACCGTCTTTACTGAAACTTTTTACCGCACAAAAGTTATTAGACCACTGAATACGTTGCGCCTTAGCCTCTGCAAAATCCGTGGGTAGTGTTTTATCGCTCCAATCCACTTCGTCGCACAAGGTCACTTTATTGCCATCAACCTGTGCAATGGGGAAACGCCCATCTAACTCCCCGAGTCCCGATAACATAATCATGTCATCCGCTTTCAGTTTATTATTGGCGATGGTAATGGTTGCGGGTGATAACGTCGCTTCCGTCACAGTCATCGCCTCCCCTAAGCCGGTTTGCACAAAGATCTTCGTGCCGAGGAAAGGCGTCGCTTTATGGTTTTTTGACTTTGCCATATCCATTCCTTATTTATCTGATGAAATCATTAATTCAAGAACAAGCCGATGCAATTTGACATCCGCTTCATACCCAAAGACCGCATTCACCCGTTGTGCAAATGGGATTGTCGCAACAATCTTAGCCTCGATTTTTTTACGCAAGACCATCAGAGGTTGTGGCTGTGGCGCATACACATCAAGTTGCACACGATAGTTGTCTAAATCTGTATCCTCCAGCGCACTGTTAGGCGTGATGCTGGCAAACTGGATCACTATGGCGGGATAATGCCCTTTGCCTTCGGGTAATACCTGAAAAAAAACCCTTCCATCGACAAGCGGTGAAAGGGTCTCTTTTAATTGCTGTATCATGATCTCTACCTTGCTTTTTCAATATCCTCTTTGAGTGTTTGAACTATCACTTTAGCCGTCGCTTCCTTTTTTGCTTCAAAGCTGGGGCGCATAAACGGTTGTGCGGGCATCTTGGCGGTACCAAACTCGACAAACCACCAATAAAATGGATCATTCGGGTTCAATGCTGCATTTTTTCCCGTTGCTTGTTTAAAGGCAGACACCTTTTTACCCGATAATGATTTCACCCAAATGCGCGTTTTAACTTGCCCATTACGCAGCACTTTCGTTTTAGAACGAATATTGCGCTTGAGGGTGCCTTTGCGTCGATGCGGTACCTTTTCCTTAAGGATAGGCACTCGATGTTTGATTTCCTGCTTTAATTCCATCGCTCCCGCATTCATCGCTTTTCGGGCAATACGTTTACCCACATTTTTCTCCAACGCTTTTAAGCATTGCGAGAGTTCAGCTAACCCACTGATTTTAATATCCCCCATCATTCACGCCCTCTTTGCACATCAATTGAAGCTCTCGATGACGCTCTTCAGGATCAATAATGGCAACAATATCGAATATACGTGAGCCAAAACGGACTCGCATAGTGGATTTTACCTGAGGGAACCAGCGCATACGTATTCTGAAGGTAGTTTCACTTTGCACCTGTTGCGCCTGAAAATATTCACGTCCACGTAGAGGTTCAACACTTGCATGAATATCTTTTAACACGTCACGCCAAATGACTTCATCCCCACTTATCCGATTAGGCTTGGGCTCAGGTTGTTGAAGGGTGATGATATGACGAAATCGTCCTGCAGCAGTTCCTATCATTGTCACCTCACAAAATAGTCGGTTTGTGCATGGACCCCAACAAACAGGTGACGGGATAAGGCAGCATTCCTTGGGGATAAAGCGCAATATCGACACCTTCTCTATCCCTATCTCTTATACCAATTAAGATTAAAATGGCATCCTTTACTCGATAAAAATCGGGGGATTGCTTAAGTTTCGTTTCGTCTCCTTGAAATCGTTCTACCCAACTTTTCACATGATCAAGGACAGCTGCTGTCGCCGCGTTAATTTTTAATTGCAAATCCGCATCATCAAAATCATGATCAATACGTAAGTGAGATTTCACCTCCTGCAATGTAACGATGTTCATCATTTCGTGTCTCTCCCGTCTCGTCCACGTTTCACTATCAACGTCCAGCCTTTGGAATGTAATTCCCCTGGCTTGTCCTTGGTGGGTTCATTACAGTGCCACAATGAGCCTCCCCAAGTGACTACATCCCCTTTTTGATAAGGCAACGCTCTGTTTATGGCAAAAACACCTTGATATATCATTGTTGGGAAAACATATTTGGTTTGTACCATCTCCCCATTGCTTAGTATTGAATTAACTAATAAGGTCCTTTCATCTTGAAGTGACCAAGCTAGGCTACTGCACCCTCTGACAATGCACTCCCAACCATGCATCCCTTTTGTTTGCTCGTAGGCGCGCCATAATCCCCCATGATGCGTCGCTAGAGTGCCACGCGCATAACTTTTGGTTTCATCAATATCGGGAAGGATGTCAATATTAAAGGCATCTTTACCATCTCGACCATCCTTGCCATCTCGACCGTCTTTCCCGTCTTTCGGCACAGGAAGTGCTTTTACCGTAGCACTCACTTCAGACATGACAAGTGCTTTAACCTCTTCTACGGTGACACTCGAGCCGTCTTTACCGTCTCTGCCATCCTTACCATCTAAGGGTTTGGGAAGCGCGGAGATAGCCAAATTAATCGCCGAATCAACCAGCGGTTTTACCTCTTCCAATGTCACACTATGACCATCTTTTCCATCTTTACCATCTAAGGGTTTGGGAAGCGCGGAAATAGCCAAATTAACCGCCGAATCAATCAGCGGTTTAATCTCTTCTAATGTCACACTGTGACCATCTCTACCATCTTTAGGTATAGGAATAGCCTTGACTTGCTGAATAAGAAAAGCATGTAAGGATTGTTCAAAGCTATTTTTTTCAGCATCAAACCACTGTTCAAGGCGATTCAGTGAGGCACTGGCTTGCTCTTCTAACAACAAGAGTAAGGCAGCAATATCATTCTCTTGTTTCTGGAGCAGTTGCTGATAAAGTGACAGCTGTTCCATTAAGCTATCAATACGCGCATCACGCTTCGCTAACGCATTATTCACAGCCTCAATCAAGTTATCGGTAAATTGTTTTTCACGTTGATTCACTTGATACACTCCGCAAAATAGTGTTTTTCGTCCTGCACCGATGCTTCGCTCACGGTCTCCACAAATAACTCGCTTTTATCAGAGGATGTCAGCATTTTTTGTTTATCTCTCCATGATAATGCCGCCAAACTATAATTTTGTTGTTGCAAATAAGGTGTATCTCCGCCCTCGACAGGCGCTAAATTCTCCTTCTTACGCACTTCATTCGGCGATAACCACCCACCTTTAATTCCTTCATTGTGAGCTTTAAAGCGTGTTGCGGTATCCATTCGCATTAATGTGTCTAAATCAAATTCAATTTTTTCAGACAACGGTAAATCAAGACCTTGAGCCAATAAGATCTCAATAGCTTCGATATGAGACTGTAAGCATTGGGAATAGTATTGCTGATCTAATGCTTCAACATTATTGTATGAGGGAACCTCTCCTAGCCCGACTTTATACAAAGGAACATGAAACACCGAACAGACAATTTCAGCCGTCAATTTCAACTGTTCAACTAACTGAGAATCGACTGGGTTAAATGAAAGAGTTTTGTACTTGGCATTCTCTGTTAATATTGCTGTTTTACCCGCATTTTTACCACCATAATTCGTCTCCCATAATTTTTTTAGCGTGTGAGCGTCCTCTTCACTGATTTTGCCAGGCACTTCGATAACACCGCTGGGCTTACCCCCATTCACAAAGAGATGTGTGGCATTTTTCATGATCGCTGTCCCTTGTGCCGCGGATAATGCACACGCATAAACAGGCGGTAACCCCATTAAGGGATGATAGAGACAATTAAATCTATCATGGATAATCTCTCTAGCGGGAACCGTCACCGATTGCGCTATTCCTGAAATATTATCCGTAGATAATTGGTAGAACACCTCCCCTTTATCGGTTATCAGTGGTTTAACGCGGTTTGGATCCAGTATTTTCAGTTCTTGCACTTTTCCTTTAGGTGTTCGCACCTTAAAAACAAATGTATTCCCCGTCGTCAATTTTGAATTGAGCCAATTTTCAAAAAATTGATTCCTGGTTTGTAGCGAGTTAGGTGTCACTATCACCGTGTAAGCACCTTTATTTTGCTCGTGCCATACCCCATCATGCCCTTTTCGTTTTAATAACAAGGGCATTTTAGCAATATCTGAGGCGATTAATGTCACACAGGAAAAAACAGGATGGTAAGTTAATACCTCTTCTCGGCTAAGCGCCATATTTTGCTGCCAAGCGCCAGTAAAAGGTTCTCTGAAAATCGTGAGCCAACCTTCTCCGAGACCAGCCAGTCTCTTAACCACGGCCTGGGCAATGTTCGTTAATATTGGCATAAAGTCCCCAACCCATGAAAAAGAAAGGGGCTATACCGCCCCTTATGTTACTCTTTCGTCTTTTCAAGCGATTCGACACGTAATGTGAGTGCCTCAAGCTCCTTAGAAAGCTCTTTTCCTAAGTCACCGTTCGGATCAGCTCCCCCTTTCTGCACAGCAGTATTTAAGGCTTCAAAGTTTTGATTGGCTTTTACGAAAGCGTCTCGCAACGTATCGCCTGTGCCATCATTGGCTTTTTCGCCCACATTAATTTTCTGAATGACAGCCATTAATTTATCCTCCTATGTGTTGTGTCTGTTGTCACTTCGGCGTTGTCCACCGTGATCACTTTGGGCTTTTATCTCCCCCTGTGACTGTGCGGTAGTTGACACCCGACACATAGGCCACTGCTTCTGGGCGACGTTTGCGCCAATTGATAAAGCGCTCTGCACGAATAGCCACACTGTTGGTTTGGAACATGCTCACCAATTGGGCTCCGGTCCCCGTTTTACTGCTGTTAGTTGGGCTATCTTCCATTTGTAAAGACGCTTCACGACTCGCATCAATTACCACCTGACCATCATCGGCAAGATACACATCTTGCGCGTTAACCAAAATTAACTGTTCCCCCGCATACTGTGACACAATCGCAGGTAAGCCTTGGAAAGCCCCACCGAGGAAACTCAAATCAGGGTACATCTTCTGACCCAATGGATTTTTCATTTTTGATAAGGCTAATGCTGTCATGGAAGACATGATCCAAACACCACTTGTCGGCGAAAGATTGGCTTTCAGAAAGGCTTCAAACACTGCCTCAACATCCGCTTCAGGATTGCCTGTTGATGGGATGGCTTTCACACCATGCGTAATGGAAGCGGGTGACACGTTTGTGACTTCGGCTTTGTTAGGATCGATGAAATCAATATCAATGCGTTCAATGATGGCAGCCGCCAAGGCATTACGTACAAGGGTATCCGCCGCGGGGTTGCTAAAGCGCACTAATTCATCCGTCAGCACGGCAATGTTTGCGACTTTTGCAAAGCCAAGTTGAATAGATTGAAAATCAAATTTAGTCAGTGGTTTGGGATCACCTTGCCCCACCCAATACCCTTTTCCTCCGCTGATTTGTCCAGGGATACGCACATTAAACGGAATACGAAACAATGACGGGATCCCCCCGATACCAAATTGACCAATAATGGTTTTAGGGCGTAAAAAGTCAATAAAATCACCCGCAAAATGTTGATAGTCCGTCAATGTCCCCGCCCATTGTGGATCGGTCGTTGTCCCTGCGTTTACCGCCGCTTTGAGTACATTCTGTATGCGGGGTTGCTCTGGGTATTGTGATTTTGCAATTTCCAACGCCTGTGTTGTGTTACCTTTTGAGGCGGCTAAACATTTCACATAACGAGCAAATTCAATGCCTGGCGCTAATTTTTCGTCTACTTTTATAATCCCGCCTCGCAATTGAGAGGCTTCACGAAATGAGTTTTGCTCAACATCAATCGGCTTAGCTTGTTTGGCTTGGGAGGCTTCCATTTCACGCAAACGCACTAAATGACTATCTACTGCCTTGATTTCCGAGGTTAAATTATCGTACTGCTCTGATTCTTCCACATCCAAAGTACGACCTTCTTCAGCTGCTTTGTTCATGATATCTAATCGTGCCGCATCATTGGCCGATCTTTTCGCTTCGAATGATTTAATTTGTTCGGCAATATTCATCGTATGTTCCTTATTAAATGCATTTTTTGCTGAAACGCCAGCGGATAATTGAGAAGATAAATGGACAACTCGCCTTGAGCCAGACGCAGCCGGCGGTTGAAACATCGATTTAAGGGTTTGAAGATGACAATCCTTATTGGCGGGGATCGTCACGACAGATAATTCCGTCCACACCCATTTGGTAAATCGGATCCCTCCCTCATCTAAAAAAGCATATTCCAACGGTTTAAATCCGATAGAAAGCCCTTTCACCAGCCCAGACTTCATGGATTGCCACGCCTCTTCGAGTCGTGCAGATAATCCCGGTGGACTGGCTATTTGGGCTATCTTTGCTTTAATTTTGATCCCATGTGGTGTGACTTTCGCGTCGATAACTTCGCCAATAGGTTGTTCCATGTTGTGCTGCCATAGCAAGGGAAGCGGTAGTGTAAATACGCCACCTTCTGGCTCGACAATATCGCCATAAGCATCAGTTGACGGTGTTGTCGCCATGCCCACGATTTCTCTGTCTTTTTCATTCACTGATTTAATCGTTAATAGACTGTAGGAACGTTGATTTTCCATGCAGACTCCTTAAAAAAAACCCGCCATTGGCGGGTTCTAAATAAAATAAGATTTGTATTGTTTCTGCGGAGGATCAGGGTTTAATGCCATCAGTGATATCGCATTAAACAGCGCCATCAGTGCATCTATCTTCGATCGACCACTGGCTTGCTTGGTAATCAGTATGGCATTCCCTTTAGGTTCAACTCTTGCATTACCCACACACCAATTCATTAAGGGCTGTTTAGCATGAAATAACACTTTTTCAGCCAGTTTTCTTTCAGTGGTTTGTATGGCACCGCCTAGCCGCCACCCTTGAGAAATCCCCACAATAGCATCTTGTTCAATGCCTCTTTGCACGATTTCATCAAGTAATCCCCCAATTTCTGAAGGGTCAATGCCAATTTTATCCATCAACCTTGTCTGATAAATTCGTTCAACAATATCAGCCACTTCCTTCGTGTCATCCCCTATTTGTGCAACGAGGGTGAAATCACCGTCTTTTTCAAAGTCGAGCAATTTGGCCACTTCACTTTTTCGACGCTCAAACACCGATGAATGCCCCCAAGCATGAGACCATGACAACCATTGACGCGTATTTTTACATCGCCCCACTATCGATAAACCGAGCAAATCATCTAATCCGCCACCATCAATACCGACAGTAACCACCTCTGAACGACGAAGGATTTCGTCAAGCGTCAAAGTGTCATCTGTTTGTGGCTCCCAAAAGTCCGCGCCCACCCAACGATCAGAACGCAATGCGAGCCCCACTTCCACATTGGCATGTTTTGCCATAAAACCGCGAAAAGAGGCATCTCCTGTCTCTTTTGCTTTGCAGAATTCTCGCATTAAAAAAACTTCATCCACCGAATACCCCAAATTGGGATTTACCATGGCCATGTTTTCCGCTAACAAGTGCTCTCCTCTTTCTACCATGTCATGTGGATGTTCAAAAATCACAGGGAGAAAGTTAGGGTCATGAATTTTGCCGTCACGCACATCACGGGCATACTGTAATTTTTGCTTAAATACCCCTGATGGAGGCTCATTGGATTGAGTCGTGGTATACACCACAAATCCCTCTGGTCGAGAAGCCAACCCCCCTATCGCTTCGCGAAGCAAATCGTCCGCATTCGCTTGTTTGCCAAACAACCACAGTTCATCAATCAGCGTTCCTACTGACTTAATACCTGAGATCGTATTCGCATCGGCGGCTAATACTTTCAGTGTGGTATCCGTATTTCTATGCGTGATGGTCCTAATGTGTGTCTGTACTTGGCACAAATCATCCAAATCTTCATCATACTTCACCATATCCCTTGCAGGGTTAAAAGCATTTGTCGCGACCTCAACAGTAGGTGCAATGATGGTATAACTTGCAGCTTGGCGCCAATTTAACAGTAACGCTGTCATCATGATCCCCGCAGCTAACGTGGATTTGGAATTTTTCTTTGGGATAAGGACAAAAACTTCAGTAATATATCGCCGTCCCGTTTGCGCATCATACGAGCCAAATAGCGCAGACACTAAGTCAAATATCCATTGAGCACAAGCTTCACCAAACGTTGGGCTGCCCGGAGCATCAACTATTTTTAATTGCTTAAAGATATTTAACGCAAGCTCTGCCTGTTCAGGATATATCGGTGGAGGAATGATCGAGCGCCCATGCTTTATTCGCTCCTCCCAATCAGGGCAAGCGGTAGTCCAATATGGCATAGTTTAACCCTTGTTGTTGATGATTAATTTTGGGGGAGGCATTGGTGAAAAACGATTACCGGCTTTTTTCGCTGCTTTCTTCTTTTCGTCTTTTTTGCCACAGTCCCCTTTCTTACTGCACAGATAAGGTGCCAATTTTGCGGCGGCATCAAGCGATAATTTAGGGTCGATGTCTTTATTTTTCATCATGATTTCGGCAATCACGGCCAGAGGATCAGGATAGTCGTGTACCTGTGACGACCTCTCTTTATCCGTGATAACAGCGTTAATGTCAGAATTAACATTGGAGTTAACTCTAGAGTTAATTTTTCGATTAATTGTAGGGTTAACTTTATTGCTAACCTCATGATTTAAATGATAATTAACTTCAGTGTTAACGTCAAAATTAACCTTAGAGTTAACTTTTTGATTTAAATGAGTATTAACTTTAGTATTACCATTAATACTGCGCCTTAGATAAGCTGTTACATCCGGATCTTTGGCTAACTGACTCCCTTTTACCTGAGCAGTTTTCTCGCTGTATCCCGCTTCAATCGCGGCTTCTCGTTGCGTCATCCCTTTTTTCAGGGCTTGTGCAAATTTCTTTTTTCGCCCTGTTAGCATCACTTTATCCTTACCTAAATAAGGTTAACTTCTTTCAAAAAACAGAATTTTTTCTCTGAATGAGAGGGGGCGAGGTAGCCGAGGCGATCTATTTTTATTTTTTTCACCTCCCCCCCTTCTTTGCTGTTAGCCTCACATTAGCAAGATAATTCTTCTTTTGTTTTCTTTCGATGACATTCAATACAAAGTACCTGACAGTTTTCAATGGTGTCTTTTCCACCTTTAAATAGAGGAATGATATGGTCTAATTCAAATCCATCAGGGAAAGCTAACAAGCTCCCACATGCGGCACAATGCGGGTTCTCTTGCCACTTTAATAACCTTCGTTTTTGCCGTTGTGATCCAGTCACTCGCCTTGTGACAACATCTAATGGTTTAACCACTTTCGTCTTTAACACGGGAATACGTGGTTTTAGTACTTTTAATCGACTCATGATGTGCGATCTAGCCTAGTGATATTAGTGAATGATTGACAAAATGATGTCACTCCCTTTTTTCTACCAACAACTGACGTTGCTGATAATGCCCAGAAAATAACAAAACAGTTATATTCATTACTTTGAGCCTCACTATCTCTTGGTTGTGAGCTCTTTTTTATATTTCCCTTCAAAGAAAATTCACCTTTATTGGCTTATCCCTACTAACGGTCAAATTGACCGTCTGAGACATACTGTCGGTAAACTCGTCTTTATTTCGATTAAAGATACGAGTTACTGATGACTCATCTTTGTACCCAAGTAATTCTGAAAGTTGCTTGTTGGTAAACCAGATTTTTCCATCACCATTATCAAATAGAGGAATTTCGTCACCTTTAAAAACTAAGGATTTATTCATAGCGTATTACCTTCATTTGAAATGAACCCTCGTTCACATAGAAAATCAGCCCGTCGAAGCTCGCCAGCTATAACTGACTTCCTCGAAGGCTCATATCAAAGTAATTGAATTCGACGTTTTTGAATTGCTCCGTGAATGAGCAATGAAATACGTATAAAAAAGCCACCAGCGATTAACTGATGGCTATCTGTATACACAACTCAATGAATGATGTTTGTAGATGATGTCTCTCCATCGTCACGCCCCTTCTTCTACCTACAGCTGACGTTGCTGATAATGACCGAAAATAACAAAACGGTGGTATTCGTTGTTTTTGATTACTCTTACACACTCAATGTGAGGAGAACATGTCATCGTTAATGTATGAGAACAGCGACAACGCGACGCCTTCTATTGGCATTGGAATAAGGATAGCAGTATGATTAACATGTATTTATTTTTCGCTTAATTTTAGCCACCCTGTGAACTCAAACTCACAGGGTTATTTTTATTTATATCAATTAGTTAACTAAAAATAGATAATTAATAATACTAAACTGGTATATATACTTACTTAAGCTATACTAACTAAAATCAACCTCGCTATACTCTTACTGATTGGTGTTTAGTTAGTTTGCCCATGCACCCATGCTGGGCTTTTTTTAGTTCACACACTCTACTCTAATGTAATCCTGCAACCCTTTAATCATCTGTTCTGACTCTGCAATTCGCTCTCTGAGTAACCAATAATTTCTGATAGCGGTGTCAGTAGGTCGGGCGGTGGTTGCATAAGCCAAGCTGGTGGAGGGAGTGGTTTTGACTTTGGGACACTCGGCTTTGATGTACACCCGCTCAGGATGACGCTCACTAATATCACGCAAGTGACTAATTTCATTCTTAGCATTCGCTAGCTCCTGCGTATATTGAATATCCAACTGATTTAATCGCATTATGCGTGCTTGATAGTCAGTATTAATAGACTTCTGTTCTTCGAGAGCAATCGTTAGTTCTTTGTTTGTTTCTACTAATAGATTAATTCTGTTAGCTTGCCAATTAATCACCCAATAGCCTCCCACAATGATGCCTACCATCACAATGACAGCATAGAGTTTCCCATATTTCATGATTAGTACCGATGATGTGAGAGTGCAATCTGACAGCGTTTTTCTAAACTCACTTGGTCTTTAGTACATGAGTTATCAATCAAGAGATAAATACCACCAGCGACTGTGATGAGTAATGCAAGGATAAAGCTGATAATGATGATTAAAGGTTTCCATGACATAGTGCTGACTCCGCTTCTCGACGACTGACAAGCCCTCGCCAAACCTTTCCACCCGCATATACCCAACGTTTTATTTCTTCACAAGCACCCGCTCTATCACCAGCATTTAGTTTCTTGAGTAATGTTGAGCGAGCAAATGCTGTCATTCCTACATTAAAAGCAAAGGAATATAAAGCGGCTTTGATGTAGTCATCGAGTGGTACTTTGATTAATGCATCGACTTGCTGTTGTGTCTTAATAAAATCGTTTTGTAATAACGCATCACATTCTTGTTGTGTATATGTTTTACCGTGAATAATGTCTTTGCCTGTGTGCCCATAACAAACCGTCAAAATGCCTGCCACATCACGATAAGGTTCATAACGCACACCTTCAAAATGGGCTATCACTACTAATGCGATGGCTGTTGCTCCCGCAGTTGTTAGCGCCGCTATTTTCTGTTTGAGAGACATTAAATATCCTTTGACGCTTTCACCATTAATTCAGCAAGCCTTTTTAACGTTTCAGTCGGGTTTTGTGGGTCAACATGACGAACAAGCTCTTCAAATAATTGAGTGCGTTTTCGTTGCTCTCGGCGTGTCATAAAATAAGTGGCTAAACCAAGAAGCATGCTGAACGCCATCCCGATAACAAATCCCCATTCATATAATGAAAGACTGGCAAAAAATGCCGTTAAGCCTGCGGTTCCGTAAGTAACATTGGTTAATTTTTCCATACGCATAGTCACCCCCTGAGGAGTGTCCGTTGATGATTAGTGTGAAAGAGTTAAACATGTGAAGGTGAAACTTGAACTAACGTTATGATTTAGATTAAAACGAAAGTTTACAGTTCTCTTAAGGATAGTATTTTTACAAAAAAAACTTATTTGACTTAGTGCAAGTTTCTACATTAGTAAAACGAGTAAACTATGAGAGATGGCTAAAGTTTAGTTGATATATAACTAATCTATTTTAGTTATCGATTGCTTCTAATTATTATATAGTATCGCTATTAAAGCCTTCATCCGAGGGCTTCTTTTTTATAAATCTCATGAAACGATCATTACTCTCCCTAAATCACAGCATTCATTATCTAAGGTAAGGTTGTCTCTTCTAAAATTTAAGTAATACCTTTAGAAAAACTGTTTTTAAAATTCTTTTTACTCACACTATGAGTAACATTATCTTAATGTGAATTTCTCTTGGAATATGTATAAAATATTTTTCTGATATATATCCATAGCATAATACAAATAATAAACATATTTAAAATCAAAAAGTTAGATAATGACAATACTCCACCATGAATAAGCATTGGTATTAAATTAAGTAGTACAATGGTAAATATCAACCAAGCTATTCTCATTGATTTAAACATTACTTTTGACTCATATTTATCCGCATCCGCTATAAGCTCATCTGGTTCTTTAATTTTCATATCGACTCTTATTGTTAGCCTCATCAATATAAAAATAATACTTATTAGTCTTTTTACTTTAAAGATGTTTTTATTATAAGATCACGATCATTAAAAGACTCATATATTAGATAGCTTATAAAGTTAATTTAAACCAATAAGTTACATTCAAGAAAGGCTAGCATATTTTGAATGAATTAATGTTAATAAAGCCTCAGGCAACTGCTCTTCAAGTGACGCATTAGAAACAATCACAAGGCCGTACATGGATATCCATGTATTCGTTTGTTGTAAGTGTCCCTGAATAAATTGCCTCGCTTTCTCTAACAAATAAACACAACTCTCTTGTGTGTTTTTACGCCAATAGGATTCAATCGCCACCAGCAATGGAGCACCAGCATCACTAATTTTTTGCAAGCCGATTCGATATTGCTTTTTACCTGCGGGAGATGTCGTGCAAATTAGTTGTGTGAGTTGTTGAGTTTCGCCATCAGCCGTATGGATATTCGCCGTTAAAATGGCGGAGGTATTCTTTTCACTGTCTGTTTCTGAGGTATAGTGAAGACTAAACTGTAATTCGCTTATCTCTTTTGACATAACACACACCTTTTATTGATATATATCATATTTAGACAAGAAAAAGGCCACTGTAGTGACCTCATATAATTGACAATTAAATGATAATGATTATTATTCGTGAATGCGTCTGTTTTTTCTCCGATATTGATACATTGCTTTATAGTTAATGATCGCTCTCGTTATTAACACTTTTCCCGAAGATTTATGCCGACATGACTCCTAGCGCGTCGGCTTTTTTTTACTCAAATCGGGAATGATAACTCGAACAGCATTCCCGTCACTTAAGTAATAGTGAACTTCTTCTGCTTCTCAATTCCCTTACTCAGCGATTAATTTAAGCGCAAATATAATTTCGTTTTTACTTTAGATAACAAAAAAGTCACCGAAGTGACTTCAAAAGAAAGTAATAATTCTTCTTTACTCTGTGCAAATTTTTACACTGTACTCTGTTGCTTCTTCCACTGCCCTGGTCTGCAATTAAATACACTTTTAAATGCTTTACTAAATGCAGCTTCAGATTGGTATCCGACTCTTTCTGCGATATCTGATAATGTATATTTATTTTGTTGTAATAATGAAAGTGCTTTTAGCATACGAATGGATTGTAGAACCTCGCCAGGTGTCGTATTCGCCGTTGCTTTAAATTGACGCACAAAAGTCGCTCGTGACATTGAAGCGGCATTAGCTAAAGAATCAAGTGTCCACCCTTTTTGTGGTTCATTTAACATAGAATTAAATACACGACTTAACCGAGGTTCAGCTAATAATGCTAACCAACTTGAGTTTATATCTGGTTTTTGCCCATAAACACGTAATGCAAAAGCGAATAAAGTCTGAGCAAGCCCATTTAATATCGCAGCCGCCCCTTGATTTGCATTAATGGCTTCCTCTCGAAGCAACTGGCTAAATAAATTCAATACTGTTAGCCCTGGCATTTCCACCAAATTTGCCACTACCATATCAGGAAACCCATTTAATAATAGTAACCCGCTTCCTTTAGCATAAGTCATTCGCCCGCAAAGCAAATCAACATGTTGAGTCTGATCTTCAGATTTTGTGTACTTAACAGGTAAGAAGCCATTATTTTTATGCAAAAAAGGGAGAGGTTCTATATCTCGTTCTCCACTCCAAAGGGTATGTGATTGCCTTCTGTTTAACATTAAAAAAGTGCCTTCGGATAAAAGTATAGGGGCTGATTTTTCAATCTGAACATAACACTGCCCTGATAGAACTAAGTGAAAAATAGTTTCATGTTCAACAGATGAAACATGCGGTAATGAAAAATGCCCTTTCATTTGACAAAACACATCTAATTGCAATTGCCCTTGAGAAAGGTATAAGAGTTGGCTCAACGTATCCATGAGACTAATTCACTAAAAATTGATTCGTTTGATGATGTCATCATCTTTTTTTTCATCCCATAATGTCAACCAATAATTCAGTTAACTCAATAAGGTTAATATCATGCTTAATTGGAATGAATATCGAAAACAATTAATGGGGCGTATTGGTGAGTTAGGAAAATTAACACCAGATACGGTTACTGGCTACCAAGCACTTTCCAATGCAGGTAAAAAAACTAATCACTTAGATGCAAAAACAAGAGAATTAATCGCATTAGCAGTTGCAGTCACAACACGCTGTGATGGTTGTATCGCCGTACATGCTGACACCGCTTTAAAGCTGGGAGCTAGTCATGAAGAAATTGCAGAAGCACTCGGTGTTGCTGTTGCATTAAATGCAGGTGCTGCGATGGTTTATTCTGCTCGAGTATTGGATGCTATTGCACCTGAAAATTAATTCGTAATAAATCAATATCAGGGATATTAATTCAATAATCTCAATATATGACCCCAAAAATAATTGGGGTCTATTATTATTTAAGAACCTTATCATTACACATTGAGATTTTCATTCCCTTCTTCAGAGTAAATACTCCATACCTAATTCTTTTAAAATAAAACTCGATTAAATTAACGAGGGCTTTAATCAATAAGGTGCCGACTCACAGCTCTTGTGTGAACGATATAAGTGGATGTTGATTCTGTGGTCGGCGTAGACGAAAAGGCTACAAAGTAACCTTATTTAATTCAGGGTTGAATATATCAATGAGAATAATTATCATTACAATTGTATCAACTTTGACGAGTAGGATACGAATAAGTACGACATACTTCTTGCGTTTACTTTATATGCCGACCATAGCTCCTAGCGCGTCGGCATTTTTTTATTAAATTAATATTAATTTTTTGACTTAAAATGACGTCATAACATTGACAGAGTAATGATAATAATTATTATTTACATCAATGTTTAGGCTTCATTTAGTCCTAACACATTGCTCTCATTATCGATCTTTTTGCAAATGACTTATGCCGATGTCCCCTAGTGCGTCGGCCTTTTTTTATATAAAAAAACCCCGCCGAAGCGAGGTTTTATATATTCAACTATTTAATGCTTAACTCATTTGAGCTGTCATCACACTTTTGCAAAAGATACATTTTGCGCCGTGTGGATTGTTCACTGTGACATCAAATTGTGATGTTCTATATTGTGAACCGCAACAACTTGGGCATTTGAAATAGAGGCGAATTTTAATAGTGCCTTTAGAGAGTCACCACGTTGCCGGCTGCTGGGCCTTTCATACCATTTTCCATGGTGAATGAAACTTGTTGACCTTCAGCTAATGTTTTGAAGTTATCACTTTGGATTGCAGAGAAATGTACGAAGACATCTTTGCTGCCATCAGCTGGAGTAATAAAACCAAAACCTTTACCTTCATCGAACCATTTTACTGTACCAGTCATTGTATTAGACATAGAATTTCCTTTAATTTATTTAATTTGCCATAAGGCATAGGCGGTTTGTTTTGTATTTTTACTTATGGGTATTAATTAGAAGGAATTCACAATGAAGAGGTATCGAGGATAACGCTAAACGGGAACAACTTTAAACTTACTAACATAAATAGGTCTGTACTTCCAAACCAGTGACGCTATTAAGCCATAGAAAAATTCAGATAGCAAACTTTATTTTTTAGCGGTAAATCAGCTTAAGTAGACCTATAAAAAATACAACCCCGTTATACTCACGAGGTTTTCAATAGATAAGAGCTGTAACATCAAAACCATTATTAACACAATATATTGTGTTTTGTAATTACGCAAGACTGTAAATATGGTGTTTTCTAATTATTTTATCCATGTCTAATTTTATGTTATCAACTGATAGACATCCCTCAATAAAGCCTTCCGCTGTCTGCAATCGCTTAGCCACTTCATTATGAGAAATACCGAGTTTTGAAGCCATTGAACGCAAAGGATAATTCTTCACATAGTACATAATAACCAACTGAAACAAGTAACTATTATTTACCTTTAAATGTAATACCGCTTTATTTATTTTTAAGCCATCATCATCAGAACATTGCTCTCGGCTTCGTCTTGAGCTTGGAATTAATCCTTTAAAACCTGCGGCAATTGATGAATAATCGATACTATTTCCCTCATTAGCTGACCACGCTCCCCAACGTGATAAAACTTCCTGCATATCTCTCATACAGACTTCTCCAAACCATTTGTTACCTATTGATTAATCACTTACACCTTCATCTCTCTTTCTCGTTTTAATTGCCTCACCTTCTCTCTGTATTTATCGCGTATCTGGATATAATCTTCGCGTCGCCAATGCGGAAGCTCATGAGGCCCTCGCAACCAATCAACTAATTCTTGACCAAATTTTTCGATAAGTTTTTCCTCATACTTTTGACTTACACTGGCATTTTTATGAGTGAATCGCCCTGCACCACCATTACATGATTTACATTGCTTATATGCATTACGTTCATCAAATCTCAGCTCAGGGTGTGAACCCACAGATAAAAAATGACCACAATCCCACTGTCCTCCATGTAAATCTGGGGGATTAGTTTCACCACAACTAATACAGGGCTCATCATGATCTCTAAGTCTGATGTATTGATTAAACGCAGTTTGAGCTTGTTTGATAAAATATGAGGTAGGTTTTACTGCTAATTTGCGGGCTTTGAGTTTGTCTCTTGCTTTGATTTCCTTTTCTCTTTGTGCCTTTTTGAGTTTTACTAACGCTTTTTCTTTTTCCTTATTCCTTCGTTTTATTGCCAGTTCTGCTCCGTGTTCTGGGCAACACCACCAAATATTACTGTATTTGGGGTGAAACCATTCTCTACATATTTTACAGCGCCGTCGCCTTAGCACCTTCATTCTATTTTCCTTTGATTTGTCCATCAGCAATTATTCCTCTTGATTTCTTTTCAAACTCATATATTCAGAATTGCTAGGAATGATGATCGGAATTCCCTTCTCAATGCACCATTGTTCATGTTTCTCCATCATGTAAAGCATCCTTGCTTTATCCATCTTGCTGGTTTTTTCACGTTCTCCATTTTCATCACGACCTAGCCAGTGACCGACAAAATATTCATGTGTTTCTTCATTAGTAATAGGCTTTGATAAAACGATTTCACCAACGCCATTTTTAATGTCGATAACAACACCGCGCGCACGTAACCACTCGCCTGTGGTTTCCATCCACATACGCCATGTTTTATTCATTGGTATGGTTCTTAAATCACGCCACTCGGTGATTTTGATGCGATAGCGTTTACCTGTTGTCACGATTTCGGAGAGCACTTTGAAAATACTGTTGAGATTGGATTTATGGAGACAGATATCATCTGTCACGAGGCCTCCTTTTTACTTTTATGAGTTAAAACGATTTTTCACAATACCTTTTAGGCTCTCGTTTCGGTTGAGCGCGATATGCAGCCATATATTGATCAACTGGCGTAATACTCAATCCTTGTTGATCAACATACACGGTGCCTGTTTTACCGTGTCGATTGAGCCTTAAAATCATTTCGGTCAGCGTTTCATCCACATTATCGTGGTACACCGCATCACGATAAATGCCTAACCAATAATCACAATCTTGCTCGATTTGTCCTGTGTCTCTTGAATCACTTGGTACGGGACGTTTATCTGCCCTGTTTTCCAATCCCCGATTCAGTTGTACAAGCAACACAACCACCGTATTGAGCTCTTTTGCTAATATTTTTAGCCCCTTAGTGATTTCACCATAGGCAATATCATTACGGTCAGCTTTTCCCGCTTGCATCAGGGTGAGGTAATCGACACCAATAAACCCAATATCACCGACTTTGCGTTTGATTTTCCGACTTTCAGAGCGAATATGCTGTAAGGACATGCCGGGTGTATCATCCACCCAAATATTGGGTTCATCTTTAAGGCGACCGATGGCACTGCAAAGCCTATCCCATTCATGCTCTTCTAACTTTTGGTAAAATTTATCTGAATTAATCTGGGTTTGTTGGGCTAGTGTCCGTTCAACAAGCTGTTTGTCTGTCATTTCCATGCTGAACAGCAATACAGGCTTACCTTGTTGTGAGACATTTTTTGCCATTTCAGTGAGAACGGTTGTTTTCCCCATCTTTGGACGAGCACCAATCACGAACAGTGAGCCGATGACAATCTGTTTCGGGCTTAATAGGCGGTCAAAATCTTTAAATCCCGTTTTTAATCCTCGATGTTTCTCTGGGTTATCTTGTCTATCACAAATATCGGTAAAAACATCATCCAACACATCATCAATTCGGCGTAATCCTGTTTTTCTCCCCATTTTTCCAAACGACGTAGCTTCATCAAGCAAGCGTTGTGCCTGTTCAATTTTATCCGTAAAACCTAACTCACTTGGCGCCATCATGAGCTTTTGAATTTCAACCGTCTTTTCGATAACAAAACGCTGTGCGGAACACTCTCGGATTTTTTTCGCATAAGCCATAATGTTAGCAATACTCGGTGTTTCTCTTGCCATCTCAGCAAGATAGGCAAAGCCACCTGATTGATTAATTCGCCCTTTTGACGCCAGACAATCCGTCACCGTCATGATGTCTATTGGCATACGTTGGGTATACATTTCTCGCAGGGTGAGATAAATAATTTGATGGTGTCGGGCATAAAAATCTTCAGGTTTTAGCAGTGAGAAAATTGATTGCGCATTATCACTTTGCGGGTCTAGCAAGAGTCCTCCAATCACATTTTGTTCCGCCATTAAATTATTCGGAACTTGGTTCATCACAGTGCTCCCTCCCTTGTTTTGAGTACCGTTTCAGGTCTGAGTAAATAATCAAAATTCGCTCGCCAACCTCGATTATTTTCTCCAAAGTACCAAGCACTCGCCGTTTCCATAAAATAATCAAAATAATTTTTAGCTGATTCGACTGTAGGCTCTTTAAGCTCTTTCAGGAATTTGGATATTGCTCGTTTGCGTTTGTCATTCAGTGATTCGGCATTGGGTAATCTATCCCCTGCCGATTCGTTGAAGGCTTGCATGATTTCCTGATAAGGAATTTTAGTTTGTCGATTAACCGAAATCTGCTTTGCAGGTTTCAAGTCGTCAGACGATAGTTTTTTAAGGTTAATTGACTGGTTAAAAGACTGACTGGTTCTGGGTAAAAATTTTTGACTACCCCCTAGTCCAACCGTTTGACTACCGTGGTCAAATTCTTTGACTACCTCTGGTACAGAATTTTGACTAGGTGGTACTGTATTTTGACTACCGTCATCAAGAGATCTAGCTTCCAAATCCAGAATATATAAATTGGAAGTATGCCCCTTATCTGTTTTTCGCGTAACTTTACGAACAAACCCTTTTTTACATAAACTTTTAATGTGGTTTATCGCACTTTGACGGCTAATTTCGCAATGACGTGCAATAGTCTCATAAGAAGGAAAGCACTCACCTTTATCATTGGCATTATCGGCAAGTTTCAGTAGCACCATTTTTTGTGCTGTACTCCCCACCTGTAATTGCATGGCTTTTGCCATTAGAAGCATACTCATTTTCGCTCTCCTAATAACTTATCCCGATGTGCTTTCCTTAATTTTGCGTCTTTCAGTGCTTCCTTTAAACGCTGACAACCCAGTGGGGTTATTTCTTGTAATAGCCTATTTCTCATGATGTTTTTATGCTCATCACAGCCATTAAATTCATGATTTATTCTTTGTCTCATGGTATAATTTCTCCATTCCAAAGCTGTATCAAAAAAGGGAAACCAAAGTTTCCCCTTGTGATAAAAACTGGATATTGATACAGTGTATTTGTACGTTAAATGGTGAATTCCATTGAACAACACGCCTCGTTTGTTGCCGCAATCGAGGCGTTTTCTTTTATTTTCATTTGAGAAAGTTCACCCATTTGTTTCCACAAAAATCGGTACTCTTCTTCTGAGATTTTTCGTTCTCCTTCCATCACAAAATCAATAATTCCCGATGCGACAAGTGTTTCGCATATTTCAGGATATTTTTCAGTTCGACGTAGGATTGTTGAATCATGGACACCTAACGTTCTAGCCACGGCAGACTGAGTTTTATTTCTCAATGCTTGTAATGCTGAAGCTATTAGGTGATTAGAGATAAATTGATTGAATTGTTTGCGTGTATTTGCGCATTCCATTGTTTAAAGTCCTTATGAGTTAACTAAGGGACAATAATGATCCGTGGCTCATTCCGTATGAGTTGATATTGGGGGAAGAGTTGTCGCTTTATCAGCGACTCCGTAGCAGTCAAAAACTGCGATTGTTAAAGAGCGAATAAAACTATGCAGTTTCTAATTCAGGCCAAATTTTATACCAATCGTCTGGCCTTAAATCTCTGCGTGTAACTGCACCATTTGTTGCTATTTCAATTTCAACACAACGTTTAGGAGAAATAGCACTAACACCAGATGCCATTTGAGAAAGGAAAGACTTCGAAACACCCAACTGGTCAGCTAATTCTTTAGCACCACCCCACTCAAGTGAATCTATATATTTTTTTAACTCCATATTTACTCTCCATTAGTTTTAAATATGGAGTTTATTAAACACTAAACCCAACGTCAAGTATTTGCTTGTTTAGTCATTACTAATCAAAATAAAGGTATGGAAATAAAAAAATTAAGACAAATAAAACTCTCACAGTGGTTTAAAGGTAAAACCCTGCCCACTAAAGAGAAAAGCTATATATCTCAACTGATGAGTGGTAAATCATCGTTTGGAGAGAAGGCAGCTCGTCGTCTAGAAAGAGACTATGGGATGCCTATTGGTTATCTGGATACCCAAGATATTCAGGATGATGAGGTTGAATTCATAGGTAAAGTACCATCAGGTTTAGTCAAAGTACGTGGCGAAGCATTTCTAGGTGTCGATGGTGCTGTTGATATGATTGAAGCCCATAGTGGATGGTTAAAAATATACAGTGATGATATTGATGCATACGGGCTTAAAGTTAAAGGTGACAGCATGTGGCCTCGCATTCAATCAGGTGAGTATGTTGTCGTTGAACCGAATACATCAGTAAAAACAGGTGACGAGGTATTTGTACGCACGATTGATGGTCACAACATGATAAAAATCTTTAATAAAACTAGAGATGGCGACTATCAATTCACCAGTATCAACAACTCACATAAACCAATAACGTTATCACCAGATCAAGTAGATACAATTCATTATGTCGCAGCTATAGTTAAACCTATCAAGTTTATTGATATCTGCGAAAAAACAGGTAAAACACTTTTTTAGTAGCCTCATAGCATCTTTAGAAAGATGTTGTGATGTATAAGAAATAATAGGTATAACCAAATTGATATTTTATTCAGTTAAATACATACTCAAATAAAGAGAATAGCGTATAACATATCAAGGCATACAATGACACAGGCATTTATAAACAACAATATACTTACATGGGCGAGATGCAGAGCTTCTCTCTCTGTGGATTATATTGCTGAAAAATTCAAAAAGCCTGTTGATGTAATTATTGCATGGGAAGAAGGTAAAGAACCTATCTCTTTTGCACAAGCGCAACGATATGCAAATATAACAAAAATACCGTTTGGGTATTTATATCTCAATACGCCACCAGAAGAAAATCTACCAATCCCAGATAGAAGAACTGTGGGAAGTAGAAATAACGAGGTGAGTGTAGCACTAAAAGACACTATTAGTGATGTGTTAATTAAACAAGATTGGTATAGAGATTATGCCTTATCCAATGGGATACCTGAAGTTGAGCTAATTGGTAAGCTCCCACCTAATAGTCACCCTAAGCAAATTGTAGCTACAATAAAAGAATACATTGACCTTCAAATTCCGCCAACTAGAGGTAAATGGAGGGATTTTTTCTCCGTATTAGTAAAAAAAATAGAGTCTCTTGGAATTCTAGTCATGAGAAGTGGTGTTGTAAAAAGCAATAATACAAGACCTATTAGTGTTGATGATTTTCGAGGGTTCTGTATCGCAGATAAGATAGCACCAGTAATTTTTATTAACACTAACGATGCAAAAGCAGCACAAATATTTACTTTGGTTCATGAGTTATCTCATCTGATTCTCGGCCAGTCCGCAATATCTGATCTATCTATAAACTCTCGAGAAAAAGAAGAGATGATTTGCAATGCTGCTGCTGCTGAATATTTAACTCCAGAAATAATATTTTTAGAAAAATGGAATAATAGTATATCTCTTGAAGAAAATATTGATATGTTGAGAGATATATTCAGAGTTAGTAGCTGGGTAATAGCTAGGCGAGCTGTAGATTTAAAACTGATAAGCAAACATGAATATACACAATACGTAAGTATAATAAATGAAAAAAGTACCTCTAGTGGTGGCGATTATAATCGCAACCAAAAAGTGAGAACTAGTGAGCGTCTTACTATTGCCGTAATTACTCAGGCGTTAGAAGGAAAAATACTTTTAAGAGAGGCTCAAAGTTTAACAGGAATACAGCCAAATAAACTATATGCATTTGCTCAGAAGGAGTTCGGGCTTTGAGCTATCTAATTGACGCAAATATATTTATTCAAGCTCAAAATGATTATTATTGTTTTGATTTATGTCCTGGTTTTTGGGAATTTATGGGTTCTAAATTCATAGATGGACAATTAATAAGTATTCGAAATGTCTTTGATGAATTACAAAAACGAGATGATGAAATATGTTCTTGGTCAAAAAACATAAGGCATTGTTTCCAAAGCATTGATGATCAGGAAACTCAAGTACATTTTCGTGCTATTGCAAATTATGTTCAAAAAGAATATACACCAAGACATAAAAATAGCTTACCCCATATACAAAACTTTTTATCCGTTGCAGATCCATGGATCATAGCAAAAGCAAAAGCAACAAACTCCATTGTGGTTACTCACGAAATTAGAGATAAAAACAATAGTTGTAAGCCAAAAATACCTGATATTTGTGATTATTTTAATGTTAAAACTATTAGAACTAATGAGCTTCTAAGGAATTTTCAAGTCCAATTCATTCTCTCGCAACAATAATATAGCCCTTTCAACTTAGGATAGGGCTTTTCTTTTTCATCTTCCATTCATCCAAAAGTGATCTGCGCTACAATCTAAGTTTTTTACAAATAAATTTGCTTAACATTCATGGCTTTGTTAACCATTAACTAAATAGTGTTTAGTAAATACTTGACCTATATTTTAGTATTTAATAAACTAAGAACATCAACGGAACACTGCACGTTGATGTTCTTTAACAACGATGGTGGCGAGCTGTGTATTAGCTACCAGAACGGCGACGCTGATAAAGCGTCAACCTTCTCAGAAGATTTTCGGATTGGTGTTTCATTATTTTATCACCAATCACTAAAGCCAACTGTTTGGAGGATATATGGCAACTATAAAAGTGAAGAAATCACGCAAACCAGACTTTTTACGTGGTAACTCTGCAAATAGACGTCATGCCAGACGGAAAGTCGAAGCCATTGCAATTAGAGATATTCAGATGCAACTGGACTCAATATTTCAACTAGAAACTAAGAAATTAAACCGCGTTGAAAAGACACTATCACTAAGCCACATTCCTGTGACTAGAAGTATTGAACCTAAATTCAAACCATCATTAGATAACCGTTGCTTACCTAATGTAGCAGTATTTTCAAGAGTTAAAACAAAACAGCCAAACAGTGAGTTTGGCGTTACGGCAAGAGTTTAAATCATATTGATAATGACTTTAACAAATCTCATATAAAAATACTGTTCATGTTGAATTAAATCAATTTGTAAAGGATGATAAATGTATAAAGGAAATAATATGAGAGAAATTATGGCTAGCATGAATTTTGACACAAAAAATCAATCATTTAATGAGTTACTAAGTCCTTCATATAACTATATTGTACCTCCATTTCAAAGAGATTACTCTTGGCAAGAAGAAGATTGGAATGAATTGTGGCAAGATGTTTTAACTTTAAAAAATGAAGAACCTGATTCTTTTCATTACATGGGTTATCTTGTATTACAAAGTGAAGATACTAAAAACTTTAAAATTGTTGATGGGCAACAAAGAATTACAACTATCAGTATTTCAATACTAGCAGCTTGTTCTATTTTTGATGATCTTATAGCAAAAAACATAGATGCAGTTCAAAGCGAAACAAGAAAACAACAATTTTTATCACAATATATAGGCTATACAGATCCTGTTTTAATTTGTTATCACACCAAATTACAGCTTAATAAACATAATAATAATTACTATCAAACTTATCTAGCTACATTATCGAAATTACCTCTACGCAGATTGAATAACTCTGAACAGAAATTGAGAAAATCGTTTATTTTCTTCAAGAAAGAGATGGAATCATACTTATCTCAATTTGAAGATAAAGGAACTGAGTTAGCTAAATTAATTTTATTCATAACTGAAAAATTATGTTTCACGACAATCACCGTGAGTAATGAAATAAATGCATTTAAGGTATTTGAAACTCTTAATGCAAGAGGCGTAAAGCTTTCATCGACCGATCTTCTAAAAAACTACATATTTTCATTGATAACTAATGAACATACTCACCATAACGAACTTCAACACTTAGAGAGTAGATGGGAAAGAATTGTTACAACAGTTGGAGCAGAGGATTTAACTGAGATAGTAAGAATATATTGGAATAGCAAAAGCAAACTAACAAGAAAAAAAGAATTATTCAAAACAATTAAATTAGCTATCAAATCCAAGGAAGAAGCGTTTACATTTTTAAAAGATTTAGATGAATGCGCTGATATATATACTGCTTTAAATGATGTCTTTGACTCTAATTTTTGGGATCATGAGGAGAGTAAACACTTAGATCGGCTTTTCAATATATTCAATGTGAAACAACCAATGCCTATGCTTATAGCTAGCTATAAAGCATTTTACAATTCTGACAGAAGATCATTTAAGAAAATTCTAAAATATACGTCTACTATAACTTTCAGATATAACATTATCTGCGCTATGCCACCACCAGAACAAGAAAGAGCTTATAGCGCTATTGCTCAAGGTATATCTTCTGGAACATATGATGCTGACGCAGTGTTAACTCAATTAAGAAACCGGCTATATCCAAGTGATGATGTTTTCAAAAATGACTTCATTAATAAAGTTATAAAAACAGGTAATAACAGAAATGCAAAAATTGCCAAATATATTTTAATTGAAATTGAAAAATCTATATCACAGTCAAAATCATCACCAGATCCAGAGTCTGTAACGATAGAACACATTTTACCAAGAAACCCTTCAGACAATTGGGAGCTAGATCCTCATTCTGCTGCTGAGCATTTGTGCGACAAAATAGGGAATATGTGTTTATTGACAGATGTTGAAAATAAAAGTATTGGAAATGACACTTTTCCTGAGAAAATAGAAACATTTAAAAAAAGTGCTATGTATATAACAAAATACATTGGTGACAACTATACTGAATGGACAAAAAATTCAATTGATTCAAGGCAAAAATACTATGCTAAGCAAGCCATAAGCATATGGTCATTAAATGACTAAAAGAAAACCTCGCAGATGCGGGGTTTTTTATTACCCAAACTATAGAAATCTATCAATAGGAAATAAAGCATGACTCAACAAGATACCTCCGTCGTTATTAACGTCAAGTTAACTTTAAATCATATTGAAAATAAACCACATCGAGTAGAAGTAAACACTCAAATAAATGCTTCAGATGAAATCCCTGAGTTAGCTATATTACTAAGCGACTTCTCAGATAATTTGATTGGAGAAAATGCGATAAAAGCGGCATTAAAAAAAGCCGTTTTAAATACCTTAGTAAACAAAGTTAAACATTAATAAAAATATTTCCCTCTCGTCTAAATCTTTTTTCGCCAACACCAGAATATCAATCATTACCACTATCACTTAATTAGTGAGGATTTTGCACATCCAGAGGCAAACATGAACATTGATAAATACACACTTTGTTTAGCCCAAAGCCAAGCAGGGATCGCCCATTTTCTCAAAGATGAACATGGATGGAATAAGGCCAATCAGACATTAAAACAGGCTTATGGCATAAAACATCAATACAACGCAAAAGTATGCAAAAAAATAAATATCCCAATAAATAGGCTCTATGGATAGAGGTAATTTTGTGAATAATTTTAATAATCAAATATACCCAAATGATAAATACCCTCGACTAAGTTCACCTACTCCGAAAAGGAATTTAAAAGAAGCTCTCGCTCATGCAATAGCGATTATTGAAGGAGGAATACCTAACAATTCGCCTAGCATAGCTGAACAGCGACTCGCTATGACGCTTTGGTATATGAATTTAGATGCATCCAAGAATCACCCTCCTCTTCCTGAGCATATTCAAGCCCAACGAGATTCAAAAAGGACACATGTACCTAATAATAAATTTGAAGTCGATTACTACGGAAGTGATCGCCGTCAAGGTCAATATTTAGGGGATTAATATGACTGCTGTATACAAAGCTATTAGTAATGTTGCTAGAGAAATGGCTGAAACGGGCATTAAAAAAGGAAGTGTAAACCAGCAACAAGGATTTATGTTCAGAGGAATTGACGCGGTATATAACGCCCTTGCCCCTGCTCTAGTTAAGCATGGATTGCTGATTCTTCCACGGATCATTGAACGTACCGTCACGGAAAGACAAACACAAAGAGGTGGCTTGTTATTTTATGTCGTAGTGAAAGCTGAGTTTGAATTTGTTTCTGTTGAAGACGGAAGCAAACACACGGTTGTGACTTATGGTGAAGCAATGGATAGCGGAGACAAAGCCACAAACAAAGCCATGTCTATTGCATATAAATACGCAGCTTTCCAAACATTTTGTATACCAACCGAAGAAACGGCAATCGATGCGGATGCAGAAGTCCACAATATCGCACCAAGAACACCAGATCAGATATTGAAAGATTTTACTAATTCAGCACTGGCTATTACAGATCTCAATATTTTGAAAAAAGAATTTGGAGAAACATGGAAGTTACTCAGAAAAACGCCTGAACAATCAAAAGCAAAGGAAGTATATAACATCAGAAAATCTGAATTGGAGGCGATGTAATGGCAAATAAAGGTGTAAACAAAGTCTTATTGATAGGGCATCTAGGCCAAGATCCTGAAATGCGTTATCTCCCAAATGGCGATGCAGTTACTAATATTACATTAGCCACCAGCGATTTATGGAAAGATAAACAATCAGGTGAAACCAAGGAACGTGTTGAATGGCATAGAGTCGTAATATTCGGAAAACTTGCCAAAATCGCTGGCGAATATCTGCGTAAAGGTTCACAAGTCTATATCGAGGGTCAATTACAAACACGTAAATGGCAAGATCAAAATGGACAAGACAGATACAGCACGGAAGTTGTAGTGAATATTAATGGCTCAATGCAAATTTTAGGTAACAACAATCAGGCAGGTAGCCAGAAATCACAACCATCACCTCATCAACACGAATGGAGCCCACAACAATCTCCTAAACATAATGAACCCCCAATAGACTTTGATGATGATATTCCTTTTGCGCCGATTGGATTACCTTATCCTCGTATCGCTATTCATATTATTTAAAATACTGCTTAACGAATTACGCTAATTAATATTTATTTAAACTGAGTATAAATAACGTGGAGAGAAAATATGTCAAGAATGGTAACTCTTGAAGCGTGGGCAAGGTTGGAATTTGGAGATGCCTCTCCTTGCATGACGGTATTACAAAAATACGCAAAGAATAACCTTATTGCACCACCTGCAATGAAAGTTGGCCGCAAGTGGATGGTTGATAGAGAAGCTCGTTATGTGGGTTATCTGTCTCTCCCTCAAATTCCTACTAAATCAACGGAACGACTTAAGAGGATAATTACAGATGGCTGCCAGACCACGAACCCATAAAATTATCATCCCTAATCTATATCGAAAGTTAGATAAACGTAACGGCAAAATTTATTGGCAATATAAACACCCCATCACTGGTAAATTTCATAGCTTAGGCACCGACGAGCAAGAAGCGAGAGAAACTGCCATTCAGGCCAATACAATTATTGCTGAACAACATACTCGACAGTTATTAAGTATTAATGAACGGTTATCAAAAATTAAGACAAATAAGTCTGAAATATCTGTCGATATATGGATGGATAAATATTTAGATATTCAAAAAGAAAGATTAGATATCGGTGAATTAAAAATTAATTCTTATCGACAAAAAATGAAACCTATTAATTTATTCCGTCAGTATTGTGGTACGAAAATATTAAAAGAGATAACCGCTTTAGATATTGCTGAAATAATAGATTCAGTCAAAGTATTAGGACATTCAAGAATGGCTCAGGTCGTTCGCATGGTGCTTATTGATGTATTTAAAGAAGCTCAACATGCTGGCTATGTTCCGCCTGGTTACAATCCCGCGAAAGCAACTAAACAACCACGGAACAGAGTGAAAAGAGAACGCATGACATTGGACGAATGGCGCACTATTTACCAGCAAGCTAAAAATCACCCTCCTTACCTGCAATGCGGCATGTTGTTGGCTTTAACTACAGGTCAGCGGATCGGCGATATCTGTAAAATGAAATTCTCTGATATTTGGGATGACATGTTACATATACAGCAAGAGAAAACAGGCAGTAAGTTGGCCATCCCTCTCTCGCTAAAATGTGAAGCTATCAATCTATCTTTAAGGGATGTTGTTGCTCAATGTCGTGATGCGGTTGTGAGCAAATATCTCGTGCATTATCGGCATACCACCGCACAAGCAAAACGAGGCGAACAAGTCACACCAAATACGTTAACCACAACATTTAAAAAAGCGCGAGATAAGTGTGGGTTAACTTGGGAAAAAGGTACGGCACCAACTTTCCATGAGCAACGATCTTTATCCGAGCGACTTTATCGAGAACAAGGAATTAATACACAAAAATTATTGGGCCATAAAACACAAAATATGACTGATAAATACCACGATGATAGAGGCAAAGAATGGCAAATTATTGCTGTTTAA